GATAGGTAGTGGCGCTGACTTTAAAAGGAACTACCCTATAAACATATTTTTTTGCTTTTACGTTTCGAATCCTGTCAAAATCAAGTAACTGTATTTGCACATCTATCCGGAACCAATCTACCATACCGTCTTTGATATTTTCGCCTTTTAGACTCTTTACACAATATTCAGATGCCGAGACGATGTACTTGATTATTTCGGTGATCTTTGAACCCTGAGGAAATTGTATTTCTCGCTGCTTGGGATCAATGGTCATCCTATCTCGTACGATACGACCGGTCTTTTCATCTATTATGTCACCTTCAAGTTTAAAATTATAGTTTCCGCCAGATGTCTCTGAAAATCCCATACTGGCGCTGCCTATGACTCCTTGGCCAAAAGTTCCAGCTGCGGCTTCTCTGGCTTGGACTGCTATCCTCTGTGTCACAGGCTTTTTAGGATCTGCCATGGCTTTTAATACTTCGGTCGATAATCCGCCGTCTAATCCTACTTTATCCGAGGCATCGATAGGAAACACTATTTCGTATAGGTCTGGTATTTCTGCTTGTTTTTTGTTAACGTTTTCTAATTGCAACTGATTCAACGCATTGATAAGACTCTGCGGTCCGGAAGATAAGACTTCAGACACTTTCATTCCTGTTAATTTTAAATCTGTAGGAATATTATTAATAACATCGCTGAAACCTTGATGATGAAAAGGTGCTGCTTCAACTTTATATTTGCTGCCACCCTCATTAACAGTGAACTCAGCTTTGGTAATTTTAATTGTAAAATATTTTGCCAGATCTTCTGTAGAGCCAAAAACAGCGCCGCTGTCTTGATATCCTAAAAATTCTAGTTTGAGCAGATACGGAGTATCATTAAGGTAGGACGGATACCCGGCACCGATGGCCGCTGCCTGTAGACTTTGTAAAAATAATCCTAATGAATAAGGTTCATAGACTTCAAAAGAAAAACTAGAAACGTTGGTATTACCCGTCTTTGCTGAGCCACCAAGCTGTGCCTGTAGTACAAAATTATCTACAAAATATTCAGGTGTTCCGTAGGCAGTGGCCACACGCTTTTCGTCAAATCTTCCTGCAGAAGAAAATACTACATTTTTTAAAGCAGACGGATTTCCTCTATAGGTAGTAGGATCATTAAACTGATTTGGTTCGAGGCAGCTCAGAGTCCATAAAGGTACATAGGAAGCGAATTGCTCTAATACATTCTCATAGGGAGGTCCTGAACCAGCAGTGGTTTTTCCCGACAAGGTTTTGTAAAGACCAAAAGTAGTTACCGCTAGGGTCTTTCCGGAATCTTGAACAACATTGTCAATGTTCTTTGGATCAATGGTTGCGGTAGCAGCAGACACCTGTCCAGTAATAGCCTGTGCATTACCTTGTAAAATATTTGGAACTGTAGGTATGTCAAGTATTGGTCTGCCAGAGGGCATCAAAAGATTGCCTACTTTCTGGCCTATGTCTCTGAATATCGACACGTTAGACTCCGATAAACTTTTCTAAGTTTGATTTTTTAGGACAATATATAGTAACCCCGGGTTCAAAATCATATATGGGATCTCTAAGAACTTCCATGTTCCTTTGAACAAATACCCACCACAGATTAGAATTACCGTATAAGTCATAGGCTAAAAGATCTGGTCTATGTTTATACTGTCCCTCTATAACGTATTGAAAATCGTCTGCCTCGGCCGGTACTGGTCGTATAGCCAATAGTTCTAGATAAAGATTATTTTGCTTGGTTGTAAAATACGGTGATGTTTTTTTGTAGACTGCCATATTATAGATATCCTACGGTTTTTCCAGCAGCATAATCATTCAGAGAGAATCTACGCAACTTTGTTCTGTTATAGATAGGCGCAACAGTAACAGAGATCGTGCTCATGATCGGCACCCAGGTGTTAGCACCGTCTAGAGAACATTTGATATAATTCACATCATCTTTGAAATCTACGCTAAAACTTTTTATGATAACCGGAACTGAATTAAAGACTCTAGCGCCATAGCCCGTGAGATTACAAATGATCGGAGGATTTCCTACATTAGGTCCTTGACCAAAAAACATCTTGGTAGCTGTTCTTAAAAAGGTGGTGCCCTGTATCCAGTACTGAGCATCTAGCTCTGTTTCAACTGAAAACTCTCCGCTGATCTGTATGTCATCTATCTGACTGTTCTTATATGCATAGAAAGGTTGTAGATTATGTATAGGATCTATCTGGGTATAATTGGCTTTACTGGCAACGGTGATGGTAGGGAGATAAGGCCAAACAAAACCGTTGGTCGCCGACAGTCTTGAAAAGGCTGTGCCGAACAAACCAAAATTACAATTGAGTTTTACTCTCCAGTCATCGGCTGTGCCCGGTTTTACTTCGACAAACGCACCTTGCTGATTAAATAATTCTGCACCACTAGGTAGGTTTTTTCCTCTAGCCATACTTAAAAGATTGTTTATCATTCCAGCCGCAGAAGATATGCCTGTGGCAAGTTGAGCTAGGCCGCCACCTAAACCACCACTGGCCAAACCTAATTTGTTCAAACTAGCACCTATAGCAGCTCCAGCATTGCTGACCGCTCCGGCAACCCCGCCTAGTGATCCCAAAGCACTACTTCCCCCTGTGGCGTTTGATGCTAGGCTCTGTATTGGACTTCCTACGCCCTTTAATGCTGATGCAGCATTGCCCATCATAGTATTAGCGGCTGCGGTGGCTCCGTTGAGTCCGCTGCCGATTTCGCCCGAGAGTCTTCCCACAGTGGCATCTACGTTGGCTTTAAGAGCCGAAGTATCTGCTGCTGCCAGAGATGACTGCGCAGACTGTGCTGCTGCTCCTACTTGCGACGAAACGCTGTTGACTAATTTAGCCAGAGGATTGATTGATAACGCCATTTTGACAAAATTTTCCTAGTTTACACTATTTATTCTTGACAAAATGTGCTACTATATTAACTATTGGAGAATACTGAGTATATGACAGAACAAAAAATAAAATACCTAACTAACAAAGATTTACTAAGAGAAATACATCTAAGCAAAAATACCTTCTGTACCTTTACGGATCCGATCTACGCTGATTACGATATTATTCTTCCTAATCTAGCCAAGATCAATATTAGAACCATAGCCGAAGCTAAAAGAAATAAAGCAGCTAAACTTAGTAAGCAGGCACACGAAGCGGCTCAAAAAACCGGCAAAAAATCATCAGCCAAGGAACACGAAATAGACTATAAGAAAATTTCCAAACACGATCTAGTGTTTAGAATCATGACATTCGAACATATTCCGCTGGCTCCTGGTCGTAAGAAAACTCTTAAGAATACCGCAGACAGCCACGATAAAGTAAACTTTCCTCCTTTCCAACACTGGAAGTTTGATGATAACGATAACCTAATCTGTGTAGGTAAGAGCCACTGGAAGGGAGATCTAAACACAGGATCGTTTAACAAAGAACACGGTCAGATGACCAACAATCTAGCTCGTATGTTCCTAAAACTCTGCGAACGATATGCTACTAGAGGCAACGTTCGAGGCTACACCTACAACGACGAAATGCGTGGACAGGCTATTCTACAGTTAACTCAGATAGGCTTACAGTTCGATGAATCTAAATCCGATAATCCTTTTGCTTATTATACCGCTGCTGTTACTAATTCATTCGTGCGAATTATCAACATCGAAAAACGCAACCAAAACATTCGAGACGACATTCTTGAAATGAATGGTATGAACCCAAGTTGGACCAGACAAAACTCGGGCAGTGGAGCAGGTGCTGTGAATACCGCTCCTGTAGATGGTAGTGATTGGGATTGATATAGTCAATTAATAGTGTTATAATATATTATGAATCTTTTCAAAAAAGTAGCCTGTTTTACTGACATACACTTTGGGTTGAAATCAGGTAGTCGTACTCACAATATCGATTGTGAAGAGTTTGTAAAATGGTTTTGCGAAACTGCTCGAGCAGAAGGCGCAGAAACCTGTATCTTCTTAGGTGATTGGCATCACAATCGCAGTACCACTGACGTGAGTACTATGAACTATACTGTGTCAAACTTAGAAAGACTAAGTCAAAATTTTGAGAAAGTGTATTTTATTCTAGGAAACCACGACTTGTTCTATAAGGACAAACGTGAAATTAACTCTATCGAGTTTATGCGGCTGTTTCCTAACATCGTTCCCATCAAAGATACACTTACTCAGGGCAATGTCACTATCATGCCCTGGCTAGTAGCCGACGAATGGAAAGATATTCCTAACATTAAAAGTCGATATATCTTTGGACATCTAGAATTACCTAGCTTTTACATGAATGCCATGGTACAGATGCCCGATCACGGTACTATTCAACGTTCTCACTTTGTCAATCAAGACTATGTGTTTACAGGGCACTTTCACAAACGACAACAGGCTGCTAATATCGTCTATATAGGCAATGCATTTCCGCACAATTATGCAGACGCAGGTGACGACGAGCGTGGCATGATGATCTTAGAATGGGGTGGTGTGCCAGAGTATCGAACTTGGCCCGGTCAGCCTGTTTATAGAATATACAAGTTAAGCCAGATCATCGATCGCCCAGACGAGTTACTCAAAGAAAAAATGCACTGTCGGGTGACCATAGATCTGCCTATCACTTTCGAAGAAGCAAATTTCATCAAAGAGCAGTTTATTCCGCAGTATAATCTGCGAGAATTGATGTTGATTCCAGAAAAAGTAGAAATTGAAACTTCACAGGTAGCGATAGATATTCAATTTGAATCAGTAGACACGATCGTTCTGAATCAGATCAATGCTATCGAAAGCGATACCTATGACAAGGGTCTATTAGTAGACATTTACAAAGAATTATGATCAAGATAAAGAATCTAACTGTAAGAAATTTCATGAGCGTGGGTAATCAAACCCAGGCTATCGACTTTGACCGTGGGCAGTTGACCTTGGTCCTAGGTGAAAATTTAGATCTAGGAGGTGATGACTCTGGCGCCCGCAACGGAACAGGCAAAACTACAATCATCAACGGACTGAGCTATGCTATCTACGGTCAAGCCCTAACCAACATCAAGCGCGATAATCTTATCAATAAGATCAACAGCAAAGGTATGTTGGTCACTGTGACCTTTGAAAAAGACGGAGTTGAGTATCACATCGAACGTGGACGCAAACCTAATCTTTTAAAATTTAGTATCAACGGAGAAGAACAGGAACTTAAAGACCTAGACGAGTCGCAGGGAGACAGCAGAGAAACACAGAAGTCCATCGAAGAAGTGTTTTCTATGAGCCACGAGATGTTCAAACATTTAGTTGCTCTCAACACTTATACCGAACCGTTCCTTAGTATGAAGGCTGCGGATCAAAGATCTATCATTGAGCAGCTATTAGGAATCACACAGCTCAGTGAAAAAGCAGAAAACCTCAAAGAACAGATCAAACATACCAAAGATGCTATCTCAACCGAAAACACAAGGATTGAAACTGTAAAGGCATCCAACGATCGTATACAACAAAGCATCGAAGCTCTAGAGAGAAAGCAGAAGATCTGGGAAGATCAAAAAGAGTCAAGTCTTGAAAATCTAAGAAAAAGCATAGACCGTCTCAGTAACATAGACATCGATCAAGAAATACTAGATCAAAAAAATCTCTCGGATTGGTCAAAAAACAAAAAAGAGAAAGACAGTCTTACTGCATTGATCGCTAAACAGACATCGACATTGGACAAAGAACAGCGTATGCTAGAAAAGCTAGAAAAAGAACTGGTCTTATTAGCTGAACATAAGTGCCATGCCTGCGGTCAGGACATACACGATCATAAACATGAAGATATGGTCACTGCTAAATCCAAACAAGTCGAAGATAGTCTAGCTTTGATCAAAGAATATGAAACAGAACTAGCTACACTCAACGAAGCTCTCGGACTGCTGGGAGATCTCGGTGCATGTCCTACTGTGATTTATAACAGCCTAGAGGAAGCACTGAATCATAAGAACACTCTAGAAAGTCTAGAAAGAGACCTTAGTATCAAAGAAGCAGAATCTAATCCCTACGGTGAACAGATCGACGAGCTACGCAAAACTGCCGTACAAGAAATCGACTGGAATTCTGTCAACGAATTGACTAGAGTTAAAGATCATCAAGAATTCCTGCATAAATTGTTGACCAACAAAGATAGTTTTGTCCGTAAGCGCATCATTGACCAGAATCTAGCATTTTTAAATCAGCGTCTAACCTATTATCTAGACAAGATCGGACTACCCCATATCGTAGAATTCCAGAATGATCTAACTGTGACCATTACACAACTAGGACAAGACCTAGATTTCGATAATCTGAGTCGAGGTGAACGTAATAGATTAATCCTAAGTCTAAGCTGGGCATTTAGAGATGTATGGGAAAATTTATATACCAGCATCAATCTACTGTTTATCGACGAACTAGTAGACTCGGGCATGGACGCCAGTGGTGTCGAATCAAGTATCGCTGTACTCAAGAGGATGACTAGAGAACGTGATAAGAATGTTTTCTTGATCAGCCATCGAGACGACCTGACAAATCGAGTAAATCATGTATTAAAGGTCATCAAAGAAAACGGATTTACCAGTTACAGTAACGATGTGGAGATATTAGATTGACCACTGAAAGTCATGATAAAATGATCGAAGCATTTCAGCAGTATTTTAAATGGCAAGATCGTTTTGAGTACAGAAATTCAGATGAGGCAGGCATCAAAGCTAGGTATTGGCTATCAGAAATACGTAACGAGGCATCAAAAAGGCGAGTAGAAATACAAGAAAAAAGAAAGCAACGTAAGAAATCCAGAAAAGGCATGCTAGGCAGACCCCCCAAGGTAACTAAATGAGTGCTGTGGACATATCAAAATCAACCCGTAGAAGAAATACCCGAAGGCTATATTGGCTTTGTTTATCTTATTACAAATCTCACCACCGGACAGAAATACATAGGCAAAAAACTAGCACAGTTTAAGCGCACAAAACCACCTCTCAAAGGCAAAAAACTTAAAAGAAGATCAGTAGTTGAAAGCGATTGGCGCGATTACTGGGGTTCTTCTGATAGGCTACAAGCAGACGTCCAAGCATTAGGTCCGGAAAACTTCACAAGAGAAATACTTTACCTTTGCAAATCCAAGGCAGAAATGTCATATCTAGAGGCTAGAGAGCAGTTTGAACGCAGAGTTTTAGAAACAGATGACTATTATAATGGCATTATAAACGTCAGAGTCGGCGGATCAAACATACTTAGACAGCGCCTCGAAGAACATAAAAAGGCAAAATAACAGCGGTTTTTGGCTAGCGCAGGCCCAAATTCGTGCGCTCTATACCTGGTCAATCGTGGTCACAGGGACGGAAAACCTTGCCGCTAAGGTGCTCAACCACTACCCTTCGGGATGAAGATCGCTTGTAAGCCCTGCGATTTGGTTGTTTGAATAGGATAAAAAGGCAAAAAGAGCAGGGAAAACCTGCACGTCTACAGCAGTGATAGCGTATTGTTGTAGGCCGCCGTTGTGTAAAGACGTGGCTCGAGGTACCGGACAACCGCCTCTGTAATGCCATAACGCTGTGTGACTTGCCGAACTCGGATAATGTACTCTTGGCCCTTAGCTGGGCTAAGTGTGACCATTAAAATCTGGATAATGCTAAACTTTCCGCTTCGCGGAAAAAATCCTAAGAAAGAAAAAATTGCGTTGAGCGTAAGCGAAAACGCAAAACGAGCGCAAGCTCGTTTCTTAAATAAATAAACAATATTGGATTGAAAATTAATAATATCCTTGTTGAAAATCATCTGACGGAGTCTCGTAGAGTACTAGTGGAGTCTTGTCAAGGTCTTGATCAACAACAACGTAAGATTGTCGAGGGGATTGTTAAAGAACTACAGCCTTTAATCGAAGCTAGTCTAACACCTCAACAGATACAGGGCATATTTGGTGGTGTGGAAAAAGCAGCCACTGATGCTGGAGGAAACAGGACTCTATTAGGCAAAGGAGTTGATGTTGCCAAGAAAGCAGATGCGATCATCAATAACATCGGTAAGTGGTTACAGGACACCACACCAGTTAAGGCTTTTGATCAAAAGTTTGAAGATCTCAAGGCCACTATCAGCAAGAAGTTTCCTGATCTATCACAGAAAGTCGCAGGTATGGGAGAATGGGCCAAGGCCAATCCCGGAAAAACTGCGGCCATTGTCGGTGTATTAACAGCCATCGCTTCGTTGGCAGGTGGACCTGTCGGTGGCGCTATCGCTGGTCAAGTACTGAGAGGTTCTGTAGAACTGCTCAAGGGCGAAAAACTTTCCACAGCCATTGGTAAAGGTGTTAAGACCGCAGTATTTGGTTATCTATCCGGCAAGGCATTTGAAATGCTGGGCGAATTCGCTGAAGGTATTAGGATTAAATCTCTTCCATTTGGTCCTGAGAATGCAGGATTTGAACAGGTATCGTTTGGTGCTACTAAAACAATCACTGCTCCAGGCATGGAGTGGACACGAGAAATACAGGGCATCGATATTATCGTAGATCCTGAAATGGCCAGTGCTGTGAGATCAGCAGAAACCCTATTAAGGATGGGCGGTGACGCTGCCAACGAAGGTTTTGAGCAGTTAGAAAATGTAGCCAAGATCATCAACAGCGCAGAATATAAACAAGAAATCGCAAGTGCCCTAGAAATCAGTAGACAAGAACTTATTAAAAATGATTCGCTGCTTAATTTTATCAAAGCAGCCAAAGAAGGACTACAGGCAGTGTCTCAGGGTGCTGTGGCTGCTGCTGGTGTCGCTGGCGGCAAAGAAAAGAAAGAGAGTGTTTACCTACAATCTAGACCTCTCAGTGAAGGGCAAGTATATTTGGTATTCAATAGGATTGCTGCAGAACAGCTCAACGAAGGTCCCATGGACATGGTTAAAGGTGCAGCTAACTGGGTTTCTAAGAAAGCAGGAAATCTAACCACAAAAATCACAGCAGACAAACTAAATTCTGCTTGGCAGAAAGCAGGCAGTCCTACAGATTCGGATCAGCTAGCAGATTTTCTTGCCAAACAAAACATTGACACTGAAATGATCAAGAGTGTCTATGCTTCAATGAAACTACCAGCACCCGGCTCAGGCAAGGCTCTAGCAGATCTAGAAACAGTAAAACAACTGGTAGCAAAATTACCTGTGGACCGCAAGGCAAGATTGTTAAAATACCTATTAGGTGGCGCCAAAGGTATGAAACAATCAGCAGAAATCGCCGCAGACAGAGAAAGACTGTTACCGCAGGCCGCAGAGGACATCAAATGAAAATCAATGAACTATTAAACGAAAGCCAACAACAAGAACTGTCAGTGTTACAGGAAGGCCCTATCCTTAACAAGATTGGTCAAGGTGTAGGCAAGGTTGCAGGAACTGCTGCCAAGGCGGTGGGATCTGTGGCCGGCGGTGTTGCCGGACTAGGATCAGCTTTTATGAAAGGCTATCGTGGAGGCAAATCTACCGTGGCCGCAGCCGGTGACGATGATGAAGCAGACACAGCCGCAGATACGGGCAATACAGCTCAAAGCGGAGGTACTACTAAGACAGCCGCAACCGGTGGTAGTAGCAGTAGTGGAGCAGCACCAGCTGCTGGGGGAGGTAGTGCAGCACCTGCAGCCGATACTGGAACAGCATCTGCACCAAAAGCTACCAAAGCTGCACCTAAGAGCACATTTGGTAAACTAACCACAGCAGCCGCAGGCGGCGCTGATGCTGCTGCCGGCAGAGTAGAACCAACTTTAGACGAACCTAAATCTGATACAGCATATGCTCAGGCACAAAAAGCAGTGTCGTCATTGGCACCTGAACAGAAAAAAGAAATCGTAACCATGCTCCAGGCTGATCCAAAAGTTAAAGCAGCCATGGAAAGACCCGCTGCTAAGAAGCCAGCAGCCAAACCTGCAGCAGCACCAGCGGCCGATGCTGGTGCAAGTGCAATGGGACAAATGGTCGGACAGTTAGCCAAAGGGGGAGCAGAACAACCTAACACGATGGCAAATGCTCCGGTAAGTAAAACTAATACTGCTAAACCAGGTAATCCAAATGCAGCACCAGCTGCTAAACCTACGACAGCACCTGCGGCAGCAGAGCCCAAGCCAAATAAAAGAAAACCTGCCAAGAAACCAGCAGGTCCTAGTCAGGCCGAAATCGATGCAGATCGCGCAAGAATTATGGGACCAACTTCTGACAGCATTGTTAGAACCAAAGCTAGTCTAACTGAAAACTTTAGTCTGTTCAGAAGAAGTTAAAAGAAAGGTAAACCTGTTTTCTTAGTAGTTTCAAGATTGTCTTTGATGATCTCGCCTATGATGTTTCTTTCTTCATAGCTGAGCATCATAGCATCAGAATAGCTCATACCTCGCATATACCAACAGATCTTGAGAAGATCTTTTTTGATAGACAGCGCCTCTTTTTCTATTTGTTTTACAAATTCAAGGATCTCAGACTGAGGCAGTGTTAAGACCCTTTGGCGAAAAAATTTGTCTGATCCATACTTACAGTCACAGTCCAGTGATGTTTGCATTCTGCGCATTCAACATCCTGCGCTTTGAGTTCCATAAGTTCTTTCATATCTCTGATATGATCATTGACCGTGTTAAACACAGTACTGTCTGCATTTTCCATAAAGTCTAAAATGATCTGTTGATCAGTCACATCACCATCCGGTGTGGAGATTCGTGTGATACAGCCTGCTACTACATCAACAGTAAGTTCAGTTAACTTGACAAAACTTTCTCCAAATCGTTCAATTTTTTCTTCGTCACTCATGTTAGGATCATTAACCACTTCGAAGATTTTTTGTTGTTCTAGAGTTTTGATAGCAGTCTTGGTAATTTCTTTGTAGCTGTAGGGTCTTAAATGGATAGTCAGCGGACCTACAGATAATTCAGAAGCATATCTAAACTTATAAGTTTCTTCAAGATAACCGAGAAGATTCAGTTGATAATCATTATAATGACTACAGCTAGGACAGGTACTGCTAATTTCCATGCTTTCGCCGTAGGTAGCGATCCTAATAGCGATAAGACATGCATCTAGATCGATGCTGGGCATGAGCCAAGGTTCTTTGATCGCTGGAATACAGCTCTTGATAACTTCTACAGTAGATTGACCGTTCATGAGAGCATCGGGAGTTTTAAACATCAACTCATCTTTGGCTGTCATGGCATACACAGCGTATTCTTCGTTTTGACTCACATCTAAAGAACCAGGCGGATAAAAGTTCCCCTGGCTAGGTAATCTCATATATAACTTTGGTTGTCTAAAATAATTTGCTAGAGGATTAGACACCCTCTTTACTTGCTGATTGGATTGGTCCATCATATTTTTTCCCCGATAAATAATTTATCTACTCATATATTTATATGCGCAGTTTTCATGGATTTTACTAAATGGCAGACGTAACTGGCGATCTCGGCGGGCAACCAATACAGCTCAATAATGCAGCAACTGAAATCACGCTCAAGCAGATTTTGGCTGCTATGCTGGCGCAAACTGCGGCCATGGCCAAGCAAGGCAAGGCCGGCGCCGGCGGAATGGATCCAAAGACTCTCAAAGAGCTAGAAAAAGAATTAGAAAGACTAGCCAAAGCCAGTAAAAAACAAAAAGAAGAATCCGAGGCGTTACAAAAAGCTCAACGCGACGAAACTGAAGAAAAGAAAAAAGCTCTAGAACACGAGAAAAAGAAAGGTCTGTTTTCTGCTAAAGAACTGAAGCAGATGCAGCAGACAATGAGCAGCCTAGCTACTCTAGGTTCGGCAGTATCTGGTGTTGCTCTAGGCATGACAAATCTCATGTCTGCATTAGCCAATACTGGCAACAGCATGAGTGCTGCTGCACAGACCATGAACAATATCCCTATAGTCGGGGGTGTGCTAGCAGGAGTGTTTGGTGCGGTAGCTGGCGCAGCAGAAAAAACCTACAAGGCCTTTCAACAAAGTGCCAGCGTAGGTGCGAACTTTGGTGGCAGCATTGTTACAATGATAGATTCTGCTACCGCAGCAGGTCTAACATTTGAACAATTCTCTGGGATCATCGCTAGGAATGGCCAACAGCTGGCTCTGCTAGGTGGTACATCGGAAGAAGGTGCTAAGAGATTAGCACAGCTAGGAAAAACCATCAAGAACTCACCGCTGGGCAATGATCTAGCTAGGATGGGTTATAGTACAGAGCAGATTAATGAAGGATTCGCCAAGTATTCTGCTCAGCTGGCCGCTACAGGTAAACTACAAGGGATGAGTAATTCTCAACTGGTAGCACAGACCGGAGCGTACCTACAAGACTTAGATGCACTTACTAAGCTCACCGGTAAGAATCGTGCAGATCTAGAAAAAGAAAGAGAAGCAAGATTAAAAGACTCTCAGTTTAGAAACATCATGAGCAAGTTAGACGCTGACAGTCAACGAAACTTGCAGAACCTAATGGACAGTATACCTGCTGAACATCAGGAAGGCATGAAAGAAATTATTGCTACAGGTACAGCAACATCTGAAGCAGGTAAGAAAGCTCTGGCTTTCTTACCAGAATCTGCCCGTAATATGATGCAGTTGAACCAACAGATCCGTACCACGGGTAAGATGGGAGCAGATCAAGCAGCAAGGATCAATGCAGCTTATAAACAAGAAGTAACTAATTTTACCAAATCTGGCGTAGCAGAAAACATGGCGCTATATGGGGACGAAGCCAGTAAGCGTTTCTATGTAGGTGCTATGGATGCCGCAGCTAATCAAAAAACTCTAGGCCAGGTACAGGCAGAACAACAAAAAGCTGCCGCAGAAAGAGCTGCTAAAGAAAAACAATTACAGGCTGAAGGTTTAGATCCTGCGAAATTAAAAGAATATCAAGAAAAGATCGCCCAGACTAGTAACACGTTTACAAAATTCTTAGCCACTAGCGGTCTACTTGATACGATGATGCAGGCATTTACCATGCTTACGGATTTTACAATAAGTTATGTTGTACCAGCATTCCAGTGGATGGCACGTAATTTTGAAACGATCGTGCTAGTAGCAACACCATTGATAGCTCTATTTGCTATATTAAAAGCAGCTATATTTGCACATAACGTTGTCCAAGCACTGCAAACTCTAGGAGTTACAGCTTCACTAGCTCCATTAGCAGCAATGGCGGGTGCAGCACTGGCAGTAGCTCTGCCTATACTAGCATTGGTCGCAGCAGGTTGGGCTCTGTATAAAGGATTCCAATGGATTTCAGATAAGGTCAAAGAAGCAGGATGGTCGTTCAGTGATGTATTTGAAGCCATAGGAGATAATCTAAAACGCTTTGCACTGTTCTATACAGATATATGGTTAGCTATAGCAGAAAAAGTTGCTAAGTTTTTTGGCGGCGGTGATACTATCAAAGCCATGCGAGATCGAATCAAAGAAGAGCAGACTGAATTAGACGAAAAAGAAAAAGCTAGAGATCAACGTAGAAAAGAAGCTGGTGACAAATATAAACAAGAAAAAGCTCTCAAAGAACAAAAAGAAAAAGAGCTTGAAGCCAGTAAAAAATTAACTGAACAAAAAGCACAAGAAGCTAAAGCTGGAGCAAGTGCCGCTAGTGCGAACGAAGCCAATGCAGCCGCTGCCGCTGCTGCTCCACCACCTATTGATTTTAGTTCTCCTCAAAAAATGTTTGACAGCATGAAGAAGAGAATGGAAGGTCAAGCACAACAACAACAGCAGCCAGGAACTACAACTACTGCGCCCGTAACTGGCACATCTACTGCACCACCGCCTGTAAACCAAGACCAAAAGAAAAACATGGAATTGGTCAAAGCTGCCCTAATTAAACAAGGCATCACAGATCCAAAATATATCGCTGCTACATTGGGCAACGTTATGAAGGAAACTGGCGGCAAGAGTATTTCTGAGAACATGAATTATGGCGGTACCTCTAATGATCGTATCAGAAAGATTTTTGGTTCGAGAGCCGCAGGAAAAACCGATGCAGAACTAGATGCAATCAAAAAAGATCCATCAAAGATGGGCGAAATGATGTATGGTGCCGGTACTAAACTAGGCCAACAAATGGGCAACACTGAGCCCGGAGATGGCTTCAAATTCCGCGGACGAGGTTTTATTCAACTCACAGGCAAAAACAATTATGCTGCGGCATCAAAAGCTATCTATGGTGACGATAGATTGGTACAGAATCCAGATCTAGTCAACAATCCAGAAGTTGCAGCACAGGTATCGGCTTGGTATATGAAAAAAGGCCAAACTAGTATGGCCAGCAAGCTAGGTATAAACACCGCTAACATGACCCAAGAGCAGGCTAATCTATTAGCTACAAGTCAGATCGCAGGTGGAGACATTAGAAAGAAAGGAGCCATCGGTGCAGAAATTTCTGCCAAAGTTGATAAGTTTTCTACTCAAATGGCAGGCATAGCAGGAGCTCCTGTGGCTCCGGATGCATCGCAGGCATTGGCTCAAGTTAGAACACCGGCAACAACAACTACACCGGCTGCTACTACCACACAAACAGCTCTAGCCCAAAATAAACCAGCAGATACAGTGGCAGCTGAACAGGAAAGGATTAGACGTGAAGGAAAAGCAGTACCAGGAACAGGCACGGTTGGAAGCCAAGATACCCCTGCGGGACTGCTATCTGCGTTAAATACTAAGATGGATACTTTGATTTCTTTAACACGTCGTGTCAATGAAGTTAACGAACGCCAACTATCTGTTCAACGAAACATAGCTCAAAGCGGTGACCTTTATAGTGCTGCTTAAGGGAAATTAATTAATGTCTTGGAAAAAATATTTTACTCCTGTTAATTTAGATAACCAAAAATCTTCCTATAGTCCTGTAGGTAACGGAGGACGTCCAGGACCGGCTCGAGCTAATTATTCAAGTTTCTTGCCCGATGTATATGCCGGCGCACCAAATCGTGTTGAGCGTTATATGCAGTACGATACTATGGACATGGACTCGGAAGTCAATGCTGCCCTAGATATCTTAACCGAATTCTGCACACAGAAAGACAAAGAAAATAGCACAGCGTTCCATTTATTTTTCAGAGGACAACCAACATCCACTGAAACTAAACTTCTAAAAGAAAGTCTACAGAAGTGGAGTAAACAACAGCAGTTCGAAACTAGAATATTCCGCATAGTTAGAAATGCATTCAAGTATGGCGATTGTTTCTTTGTCAAAGATCCGCAGACTATGAAGTGGTTGTTCGTAGATGCTTCAAAAGTGACTAAAATTATCGTTAATGAATCGGAAGGTAAGGTTCCTGAGCAGTATGTGATCAAAGATATCAACTTTAATTTCAAAGACCTTATAGCCACAACACCTCATAACACCACAAACACTGCACCTAGCGGAACTAGCTCATATACCACAGGCGGTGGATTTGGTCGCGGTATGGTCGGTGATGCTGCACGACCACCAGGAACGAGATTCCAAAACGGCACTAACGAAATAGCCGTAGATGCAAAAAATATCGTGCATATCAGTCTTTCAGAGGGCCTAGACAACAACTATCCTTTTGGTAATTCGTTGCTAGAATCAGTGTTCAAGGTCTACAAGCAGAAAGAACTACTTGAAGATGCTATCATTATCTATCGTATTCAACGTGCTCCAGAACGTAGGATTTTCTATGTTGACGTAGGTAACATGCCTGCGCACATGGCCATGGCATTTGTCGAGCGTGTTAAAAATGAAATCCATCAACGTAGAATTCCTAGCTCGACCGGCGGCGGCCAAAACATGGTTGATGCTAGTTATAATCCATTAAGCGTTTCAGAAGATTACTTCTTTCCGCAGACAGCAGAAGGCCGTGGCAGTAAAGTAGAAACCTTACCCGGAGGTACGAATCTTGGAGAAATTACAGATCTTCGTTATTTTACTAACAAATTGTTTAGGGCTTTGCGCATACCTGCTTCATATCTTCCTACAGCCATAGATGAACAGGCTAATACTGTATCAGATGGCAAAGTAGGTACTGCCTACATACAAGAGTTACGTTTTAACAAGTACTGTGAGCGACTACAGTCGATGATCGTAGAAACTTTTGATCAAGAATTTAAACTTTGGTTGAACAACAACGGTATTAATATAGATTTTAGTTTGTTTGAATTAAAGTTTAATCCTCCACAGAATTTTGCAGCATACAGACAATCAGAACTAGATACAGCTAGGGCAGCTACCTTTGCACAACTGCAAGAAATCGCACACCTCAGCAAACGATTCGCTCTAAAACGATTCCTAGGTCTAACTGAAGAAGAAATCAAAGAAAACGAACGCCTCTGGAGAGAAGAGAACGGTTCAAATCTTAAGCCTTCTTTAGATGCAGCTAGCCAAATGAGAAGTATTGGCGTAAGTCCTGCAGGACTAGGTGCAGAAGCTGCTACACAAACCGCCGAAGCACCAGTAGAAGCGCCAGAAGCAGGCGCAGAAGCAGGCGCCGAGGCAGCTCCGGCTCAAGAACCCGCACAATAATAAATACACTATGCTTCTACTTGAATTCCTTTATTTCAATGACAACAACAATGATTTTGCTGTGGATCGTCGCTACGACAACAGCAAGGACAAATCTGTGATTGAAAAAAGCGATACAAGAAAGATTCGTCTAACACTTAGACAAATAAATCAACTGAGAATGCAAAGCGAAGCCCACGAATACGAGCGAGATTCAGAGCTGGAATTTGTTAAACAAATGTACGGAACTCCAGTTGAAGCACAGCAAACAGCCGAATAACACCGCATTCGTACTAGGTAACGGCACTAGTAGACTACAGTTAAATCACAAAAATCTCCTAGACAAAGGTACTGTCTATGCATGTAATGCCATGTATAGAGAGTTTGAGCCCCACTATTTGATAGCTGTAGACGTGAAAATGGTCAACGAAATCATAGCCAGCGGCTATCATAAACGTTGTTCAGTTTGGACAAATCCTAACAAAGGTGTGTCTACCAAGCACCATGTAAACTTCTTTAATCCACATAAAGGATGGAGTTCGGGTCCTACCGCTCTTTCCTTGGCTTGCGACCACGGGCACCGCGAAATTTATATATTTGGCTTTGATTATGCAGGGATCAACGGCAGATTTAACAATGTATACGCCAATACTTTTAACTATAAAAAAAGCACAGATCCTGCAACATTTCACGGAAACTGGCTGACACAAACAGAAAGAACCATACGAGATCATAAGAATATTAATTTTGTACGGGTCATACAGGGAGATGCATTTATTCCTGATCAGCTAGGACCTCATCATAGAAATCTCAAACACATGAACTATGAAGATTTTGAAAAAATTTATCCGGGTTGTATTTACAAAACGGAAAATCTTCAAAAAAGTACCATTTAACACCTTTTTAATAAAAGTGTAGTAAATAACTCACAGCCTAACCATCTTGAAGGAGAATACAACATGGCAGATAAATCATTACTTGAGCAAATGCTCGAGAACCTGGTTAACGATAATCAGGCCAAAGCAGAAGAATTATTCCACGAATATGTAGTTGCAAAATCACGCGAAATCTACGAAGGTTTGATCGAAGCAGAAATGTCCGACGAAGAGGACGAAGAAGTTGATGAAGCAGCTGAAGACGAAGAAGCTGAAGACGAAAAAGTCGACGAAGCATCTGAAAGCGAAGACGACGAAGATATGGAAGAAGGTTTCGATGATATCGCTATTGAAGCCGATGATGAAATGGGCGGCGACCCAACCGATGATCTAGAAAGTGAACTAGACATGGGAGACGAAGAAGAAGGCGAAGAAGGTGAAAAGTCTGAAGAAGAACTTTTCCAAGACTTAGACGCTATCGTTGACGAACTACAAGCTAAGTTTGATGAACTCAAAGGCGGCGACATGGGCGACGACATGGGCGGCGAAGAAGAAATGAAAGACGACATGGACTTAGAAACAGTTCGTGAATACGTAGAAAAAGTTGCAGGCGGTCATGGCGCCGAAAAGAAAGGCGCAGGCGAAGGTTCTCTAGTAGGAACTGGCGCACAAGGTGACAAACCAAGCCTAAATGCTAAGAGCATCGTAGCTGGTAAGAACGACATGGGCGGTACCGCAGCAAACATTCTAGGCAGCAAAGAAGAAGCAGGTGTTCTAGCTAACCAAGGACAATTAAAAGGTTCTGGATTGCTAAAAGGAACCCCAAAAGAAGATAACGCAGGTAATATCAATGTTCCAGGCGGCAAAGCAGGCAGTGCTTTCTCTAAGAAAGAGCCAGGCCATGGCGCTGAAAAGAAAGGCGAAGCCGAAGGCAAGTTTTCTGGAGCAGGCGGTAGTGCAGGCAAGACCGATACCGCAAGTCTTTTCCGTGGTCGTAGATAATAGGACTTAATGGTGAAAAACTACCTATCAGAACATTTGAGTTTCGACCAGGCCAAGATTGTATTAGAGAGCGAAGGTGAAGGCGATAAAAAATCGCTGCATCTGAACGGTATCTGCATCCAAGGAGATATCCGTAATCAGAACCAGCGTGTTTATTCTTCTCAAGAAATTGGCAGGGCTGTCAAAACGCTCAATGAACAGATCGCTGGCGGATACTCCGTTCTAGGAGAAGTTGATCACCCGCAGGATTTAAAAATCAATCTTGATCGTGTTTCACACATGATTACCAAGATGTGGATGGATGGTCCTAACGGCTACGGAAAACTTAAAATCCTCCCGACACCTATGGGCAAGTTAATTGAAACTATGCTCACGTCGGGAGTTAAGTTGGGTGTAAGTAGTAGAGGTTCCGGTGAAGTGGATTCAGGTGGCAATGTTCAAGGTTTTGAAATTATCACAGTTGACATTGTAGCGCAACCTTCCGCCCCGGGAGCATACCCAACCCCAGTTTATGAACACCTTATGAATAACACAGGTGGATATCAGGCATTTAAAATAGCACAAGAAGTTCAAGGCGATCCAAAGGCTCAGAAATACTTAGCAGAGAATCTGGTGAAAATCATCAGAGGGCTCAAATAACCAAGTAGGAGAATCACATGCTAGATATCGTAAAACAACTGTTTGAGAACAATGTGATTTCCGAAGAAATTAAATCGGAAATTGAATCCGCTTGGCAAGCTAGAATCCAAGAAAATCGTGACCAAGTTACGGCTCAGTTACGTGAAGAATTTGCGCAGAAATACGAACATGACAAGTCAGCTATGATTGACGCTGTAGAAGGAATGCTTGCAGACCGTCTACAGGCAGAACTATCAGAACTAGCTGAAGATCGTCAGAGTCTTATTGATGCAAGAGCTCGTTATGCAGAAAAGATATCTCAAGATTCTAAGGTATTAGAATCTTTTGTTATGAAAAATCTACATAAAGAACTCAGCGAACTTCACGATGATCGTAAGTCAGTGGCCAGCAATGTTACAAAATTAGAATCTTTCATCGTAGATTCTCTAGCGAAGGAAATCGCAGAGTTCCACGCAGACAAGAAAGACCTAGCCGAAACCAAAGTTCGTTTGGTTCGCGAAAGCAAGGCTAAGTTTGAAGAAATCAAGAAAGATTTTATCTCCCGTTCAGCAAAAATCATTGAAGAAACAGTGTCTAAGGGCCTGAAGTCTGAAATGACACAGCTACGCGAGGACATTGATGCTGCTCGCAAAAATGATTTTGGTCGTAGGATTTTTGAAAGCTTCGCCAGCGAATATGCTGCAAGTCATCTCAATGAAAAATCTGAAACAGCTAAACTGTTAAAAGCAGTAGCTGCCAAAGAAGCAGAATTAGAAGAAGCAGCCAAAGTTGTTGCAGAAACACAAAAATTAGTTGAAAGTCGTGAACAAGAATTACGCATTGCCAAAGATACAGCCGCTCGCAAGGAAGTTATGAGCGAATTGCTAGGGCCACTATCCGGCGACAAGCGTACAGTAATGAAAGAATTACTAGAATCCGTTCAAACTGACAAACTACGCGGCGCTTTCGACAAGTACTTACCAGCCGTCATGGATGGTGGAGCACCGGCAAAGAAAGCACTCACAGAGGCAAAAGAAATCACAGGCGATAAGCAGGCACAACCTATCAGCGAAGAAAAAACCGCTGAAATATTTGACATCCGCAGGCTTGCGGGACTAAAAGTTTAAGGAGAACTATAATGTCACAACTACTCGAGTCACGCTGGTCGGAGACTAAAGAGGCACTATTAGAAGGCCTACAAGGTAACAAGCGTACAGTTATGGCAACAACTCTAGAAAATACTCGCAAGTATTTGGCAGAGTCTGCCACTGCTGGTGCTACTTCCGCCGGTAACGTTGCAACCCTAAATCGTGTGATCCTACCTGTGATCAGACGTGTAATGCCAACAGTCATTGCTAATGAACTAGTTGGTGTACAACCAATGACAGGCCCAGTTGGCCAAATTCACACTCTACGTGTTCGCTATTCAGATGCTTTCACAGGCTCTGCAGGCGGATCCGCTAGTGCAGGTGAAGAGGCACTAAGCCCATTCAAGATCGCTGAAGGCTATTCTGGTAACGCTAATGGTAAAGCTGATGCGACAGCTGCCAAAGAAGGTGTTGCTGGTAACAGACTAAGCATTCAAATCTTGAAGCAAACAGTTGAAGCTAAGACACGTAAGTTGTCAGCTCGCTGGACATTTGAAGCTGCTCAAGATGCACAAGCCCAACAAGGCATTGACATCGAAGCAGAAATCATGGCTGCTCTAGCACAAGAGATCACTGCTGAAATCGACCAAGAAGTTCTACGTAGCCTAGCTACCCTAGCTTCTGGTGCAGGTAACACAGTGGCTTTTGACCAAGCAGCAGTTAGCGGTACAGCTACATTCGTTGGTGACGAGCATGCAGCTCTAGCAGTTGCTATCAACCGCGTTGCTAACACAATCGCTCAGCGTACACGCCGTGGTGCTGGTAATTGGGCAGTTGTTAGCCCAACAGCATTGACAATTCTTCAGAGTGCTACAACTTCTGCGTTCGCAAGAACAACAGAAGGCACATTCGAAGCACCTACAAACACCAAGTTTGTTGGTACATTGAACAGCGCGATGAAGATCTATGTCAACACCTACGCTGATGATGACACAGTTCTAGTTGGCTACAAAGGTTCTAGCGAATCTGATGCAGCAGCATTCTACTGCCCATACATTCCATTGATGAGCAGCGGTGTTGTTCTAGATCCTAGCACATTTGAGCCAGTAGTTAGCTTTATGACACGTTACGGATATGTTGAGTTGACAAACACAGCATCATCTCTAGGTAACGCAGCTGACTACCTAGGTCGTGTGACAATCGCTAACGCATCATTCACCTAATCAAAGGTACACACTTTTCAAGTGTTTCAAAAAGGCTCTTCGGAGCCTTTTTGTTTGGCTTAAATATCGGTATGCAGATCGAAACGCATAACGATTTTTCTAAACTAAGAGAACAATTTAATATTTGGCGCCGCCGATTTCCAATGTTCACACACGATGTAAAACAAATAGAAAACATCGTTGAAAATCATATCACTAACTACAGTAAGCATCTAGTAGAGTATAGGCGTACACATCATACCATTCATCTAGAACGAGCACAATCGGAAATAGACGAAATTAATAGAGTGCTGGCTACAGTAAGTAAATTGGAACTGATGGCTATGCTCAGCCGCTGATAAATAAAGTATCTAGATGATTGCGCAGTTTTGCCACTGAGCGAGACCTAGAACGTCACTCTAAAGGAGAAAACAAATGGCAAATAAGTTAAGTAAGAGATATTTTGGAATCACAGGCGGATCCCCAGCAAAGATTCCTATCAGATTTAAAACCGGTGGTACAGTCTATGAGGGTTACATTGTTAATCAAGTAAGTGCTCGTAGATTTAAATGTGCCGACGATGGCACAAACGTCGCCGACGGAAGCCTAGTAGTTGGTAGTCAATATGTGATCGAATCTGTAGGCGACTCAGATTTTACCGCAGCAGGCGCACTACACAATGCTGTCAATGGTAGAGTATTCACAGCTACCGCAGTTGGCGGATCAGGCACAGGTGTTGTTAACACTGTAGTAACTGCTAAGTTAGTACAAGGCACAAACTCCGATCCTGCAAACAACGGTGAAGCTACACTAGTAGGAATTAATTCTACTGGTAATCCTGTAACTTTAAGAAAGATTAATTTTAGAACAGCCACTGATTTTAACGGAAATCGTTACAAGTGGTCATTGAGCGACGACTCATCTCAAACTTTGTTAATTTTAACAGCTATCTAATCTAGGAAGTAGGCATGGGACAGTTTTTCCAAGTTAACGGCGATTACAACATCAAAACCAGCGAAGGTGCTGATATTAAATTAGACACCGGACCTGGTGTTGGTAGAACAATCGTTACTGGAAATCTAGTAGTAGAAGGCGATACTACTATTATCTCTGCCGAAAATCTAGCGATTAAAGATAACATCATTATTGTTAATGATGGTGAAACTGGAGCCGGGGTAACTCTTCGTTATTCCGGCATCCAAGTTGATCGAGGTACTGAAGAAGATGTTCTGCTTGTTTGGGACGAAGACGATGATACTTGGAATTTCAAACAAGGCGCAGGTTATAATAGCAGTAGATTAAGAGTCAAAGAAATCCTGACCAATGCAGACACAGACGCAGGCGACCTAACACTAATCGGCACAGGCACAGGTGTAGTCAAAGTCGCAGGCACACTAAATTATGAATTGAATGTCACTGATGACGATGATATACCTAACAAAAGATATGTTGACACAGCGATTCAGACTAATCCAACATTCCAGATCGTCCGAGATAATACCAGAGTAGCAGCCTTTGATTCAAACAATCCTGCCACTGGATTATTTCCTATCGGACCATATGCTGTTCAACCACTAGAAAGCCAAGTAGCTGTAGTAGTTGAAAATAATATCGTCACAGAATTTTTTAGCAACAGGGTGCAGTTTGGTGGATTGACTCTGTACACAGAAGATCCAACACCTTTTAATCCGTTGATTCCGGATGCTGCGGTAATACAAACAAGAAATACCAACGCTAACATTAAATTTGAAACTAACGGCACGGGCAAGGTAGAAATTACCTATGCTCTACAAATGAACAATCTAGGAACTACACCTGCATCAGTCAGTGGAGGCAGTCTACTGTATGGAAATACCGCAGGAGTAGGAACTACTGGTCTTTATTTTGTTAACACAACTAAAACAGATGAACTTATTAGCAAAAGCAAGGCTTTGGTTTTTAGTATGATATTTTAAGAGAAAAACATGATATACAGCACAAGATTAACTACCACAGGTGATACATTAGTGTATACTAGTACAACTACAGGAGCAGCCATTGGTCCTGGCGTAACTGGTCAAACCAATGCTGTAACATCGATTATAGTCTGTAATACAGGAACTCCAAACCTAACAGACGAAACTGTAAACTCTGCGAACTTGACACTTAATCTAGTGGTCAGCGGAGGAGTTAGTACAGATACAAATACCATAGTAAAAAATCTTACGGTACCCGCAGGTGAAACGGTATTTTTCAGCGACGAAAGAATCGTTCTTAGCTCCGGAGATCAGATCCGTGCTACAGCCAGCGCAGCTAATCTATTGAGCATCACAGTGAGTTCGTTACCAGTATGAGATTCTTAAAGCAAAAAACTATCAGCAAATATAGTCCCAGCGACAATACGCTGTTTACTAATCATTATGGTAGGGCAGTAATGGACCTAACAGGCGGACTAAGATTGCCTAAAGGTACTACTGCAGAACGCCCGCAGCTCAGCGGCGTAAGAAATCCCAACGGCGCTAACGGTTTTATTCGATACAATACTACAACGAATTCTATCGAAGCATATATCGATGGAGTTTGGGAAGTGGTAAGAGCACCGGGCGCAACTACAATAACAAAACAAACACTTACCGGTGCAGACGGCATAGAAACAACATTTGGTCCCCTAAGCCAAATACCTAGTTCAGAAAACAATATTTTGGTATTTGTAGAAAACGTTTTTCAAATATCAGATACTAACTTTAACCTTGTTGACAATTATCTAGGATCAGGAAATACCTATATAGTTTTTACAAGTCCGGTGCCGTTAGCTAAAGATATTACTATCTATTACGGATTTGCCAACTAAGGAGATAGTATGCCAGCAGCGCCAGGACCATCGACTCCGCCAGGATATTCTATAGGTAGAATCAGTGGACCTATGCTGACTCAGAATCTTCTGAGGAACGGGGTAGATCTTACATTTAGAAATGCTGCGCTCGACGACGATCTATTATATCTCGATGTAACTAATAGACGCATCGGAATTAACGCTAATCCCCCAAATTTTACTCTAGATATCACAGGTGATGGAAAAATTACCGGAGACTTGTTAGCTTCGGGAACTTTGGCTACATTCGACAACATAAGATTTAATTCAAATGGATCTATAACTTCAACCGTAGGTCCTATTAACATCGTGCCCGTAGGAGTAGATGCTTATGTTGAACTTGGTCGTGCAGAAACTCCTTCTATCAACATAGACGGCAATAGGATTTCTGGTGCTGTGCTTAATGAAGATATAGTGCTTAATGCCAGCGGCACTGGACGAGTTGTGTTTCAAAGAGATACAGCTATCCTAGGCAACCTAGCAGTTACTGGAAATATACAGTCTACAGAAACTGTGCAGTTAAATGGGCAGCTTATAATCGGAGATAGTCCTATAGATACTGTGACCATTGCTCCAGATTTTACACAAAGTATAGTTCCTGGATCGGACGATCAGTATGACATCGGATCTCCTAGCCACAGATGGAATGATACTTATATCGTTGACTTGAACGGATCTCAAAATCCCACTATCACTAATTTAATCGTAGGCGATCAAGCAAACTATAGCGCAAACAGGATAGAAGCCCTGCAGAGCAATGATGATCTGTATCTGCTACCAGATACTGGTACAGTCATTATAGAAAATATTTCTATCAATCAAGGCACTATAACGAATCTACTAAATTCTCCCGTGACTATCTCGCATACCGGTACGGGCTATCTAGTGATCAACGATACCGGCGCCATGCGTATTCCTGTGGGAAATAATTCTCAAAGACTGGGCGTTGAAGTAGGTGAAACACGTTGGAACAACGAACTAGGTTATCTAGAATGTTTTGACGGTACAATCTGGCAAGTGGCTACTGGCGGTGGTACTGTGGTAACTCCTGCGGTTATGGAAGAACTTGGCCACGTTTACACCCTCATCTTTGGTTAATTCCCCAATCTGACTAAATACTACTAATCGCAGCAAATGACCAATTTCTGCGTGATTAAACTGTGGTAAACCAGCAAAGAGCCGTCGAAGCGGCTGCGGAGAAATCCAAAATTGGTTAACCGTGAAACACGGGGTATTTAGGAGAGCGCATGGCTATTGGTCGAATTTCCGGTCCGCTCTTAAAGGCCAATCTCATCAGAGATGGTGTGGACCTAGCCTTTGAGACCGACCTTCTCTATCTGGACGTTACGAATTCGCGCATTGGAGTGAAAACTTCTTCTCCTCAATACACATTAGATGTTGCTGGATCCACAAGAGTCACAGACCTTGAAGTTACCAATCAATTTGACATAGGTAATCTTACTATAACCGGCAATACAATTTCCAGCGATCTTCCCTCAATAACATTTACTGCTTCCGGCGGCGAGGCTACGATCTATCATTCTAGACTGATCGTAAACGATATAGAAATTTCAGGAAACACGATCGCTACTATAGTTTCTAATTCTAATCTAGAACTTAGACCTAATGGTACAGGTATTGTGGATATACAAGCACCTACTGATATTACAGGAAATCTAAGTGTAACAGGCAATATCAATGCCACGGGTAATATTACCATAGGCGGAAATTTGATCATAGGCGATAGTATCGCCGACACCGTTACTATCAATGCTAGCCTAAACAGTAACCTTATTCCTGAAACAGACAATACCTACGATATAGGTAGCCCTAGTAACAGATGGAGAAATATTTATTCTACTAATCTGTTCGCTACTAACCTAAGTCTTACAGAATTTAACATCGGTAATCTACAACTCATAGATAACCGCATTAACACTACTACTGGACAGGATCTAATTTTAGAAGGCAATGGTGCAGGATCTGTGAGATTAGGAAATTTTGCGATTAGAAACAATCTGATCACAAACACAGTCAGCGGATCTATTACACAGCTTGACCAATCTGGTACAGGCTACTTTGTTATCTCCGGTACTAACGCTTTTGTTCCTCCAAAAGGTACAGCAGGGGACAGACCTACTGCTTATGCAGTAGAAGGTATGACCAGATACAATACAGATTCAAAAGCCTTAGAAATTTGGGACGGCACTGCTTGGGCTAGTCCGGCCGGTACGATTGGTGCGGTATCAGAAACCGCCGCCACAGACATCGCAATACGATTTGCATTAACACTAGGATAAAAAATGCCTACAACATTCAAACACGCAGTTAATAAAAATATAGGAACAACACCGGTAGATGTAGTACAGACACCTGTAGGATTTAGATCAACAGTAATTGGCTGTAACATTGCTAATGTCACTGATTATGATACAGTAAATGTAGATGTTTATGTAATCAGCGAAGATAGCGAACAGGCATATTATGTCAAAGGATTAACAGTAGCTCCTAATTCTGCGGTAAAAATCATCACCAACGGCGAAAAATTAATCCTGCCAGAAACTTCAGGCCTAAGAATAGTCAGCGATACCGCAGACAGCATCGATGTGGTTGTAAGTTACGTAGAAATAAGCTAAGGAGTTACAAATGAATAATAATTATGTACTAGGCAATGATCCGTACACAAGATTAGGAGATACTCCTAGATTTTTCTATGGTCTAAGAAAAAATGAAAACGGAAGTTTATTTTTACAAAGAAATGATCAATTAAAAAGCAACGATGCTATTGAACTAAATCGTCCAGGGGATGAAGCGGGTAATTATAATGATCTCGAAACTGGAGTTGATTTCTATGAAGGAATTGATGTAAATCATAATACTGTATTCGAAAACTTAAAATATCAACAATATCGTTGGGACGACAGAGCTATATTTTACTATATAGATAACGAAGGACAATTAGTAGCTAGAATAAACAACGGATACACTTACGATTCTGGAGCATCAGAGGATTAATAAATGGCAGATTTTAAATTAAGTAGATTCAAACATACATGGAAAGGCGAGTGGACAGCCTACGGACGTTATAACCCAGACGATGTTATCAGCTTCGGAGGTAAGGTCTACAACTGTCTAGCAACACACGTTGCTAATCCTGATTTTTATTATGATCTAGAATTTTATAATTCAGATATTCCTCCCGCCTTAGAACCAAAGTGGGAGTTAATGGCAGACGGAACTAGCTGGTTAGGCGAATGGACCGCAGAAACTTATTATAAAATCGGTGATATCGTAAAACTTGGCGGTGTAATATATGTATGTACCAATGATCATACATCTGCTGAAGACGAAACCGGATTTCCAGATCAGTCCGTTAATTGGACGGTTTTATTAAATTCTCAAGAGTGGAAAATAAATTGGCAGACAGAAACCTATTATAAAATCGGCGATGTTGTAAGATACGGCGGAAAGATCTATAGATGTAATACCAGCCATGAATCTGCAGGAGATATTTCTCAGGGACTAGAATCAAACATAGGATTTTGGAACGAGGTATCAATAGCAGAAGATTGGAAAGGTAACTGGACTACAAATTTTAGATATAAAGCAAATGATCTAGTAAAATACGGCGGCTATGTATACAACTGTGATATAGCCCATACTTCTACAAGTGTAGTCGAACTGGGATTACCTGCAGATCAGGCCAAGTGGTCAGTGGTCAACGAAGGAATTGACTACAAAGGAAACTGGACTACATTAACTATCTATAAAATAGGTGACATTGTAAAATATGGATCTTATCTTTATAAGAACAATACTTTTCATATTTCTGGATCGGTTATATCTACCATATACTTTGACATGTATATTCCCGGACAAGAATATGATGTGGTCTGGAATTCTACGACATTATATCAGCCAGGAGATGTTGTTTCTTACGGCGGTAATTTATATTATAACACATTCTTACATTCAAATCTAACTCCCAGCACTTCGACTTCAACTTGGCAATTATTGTTTCAAGGTTCCAAGATACAAGGATCCTGGAATTCATTTACTAATTACGAACTGGGCGATGTAGTAAGACGAGGCGGTAATCTTTATGCTTGTATTTTAGACAACATAGCCCAAGATCCAGATTTTTTTGATGACGGTAGTACTACTAATTCCACATATTGGGATCTTATAATTCCCGGAATTAATTGGAGAGGAGTATGGACCGAAGGTGTTACCTATATGGCCGGAGATACGGTCGTATGGGTTTCTAGTTCTTATCGATGCAAAGATAAACACATTTCCGATCCAGGAAATCGTCCTGATGACGACGGCGAAATGGGTTCTACACTAGAAGGAAGATACTGGGCAAAAATTACCGACGGCAACAGGATCAATAGATTAAAAAATATTGGTGATATTAGAACCTACGGAGCCACAGAAGATGGTAGCACTATTGGGTATAAAGCATTGCCTGTTGGTTCGCAAGGAAAAGTCCTCACAGCAGTCAGTAACGAAAACAGTTGGCAATTATTACAAAATACAGAAAAGGTTTATTTTGTTGCAAACTTTGGTGAAGATATACCTAGCGCAGGTACATCTCCCGAAAATCCGTGGAAAACAATACGTTATGCCTGTGAACAAGTGACAGGGTATGCTACTATATTTGTAAGAACAGGCGATTATGAAGAAGTACTGCCTATTCGTATACCTGCTTTTGTTGCCATAGTAGGTGACGAACTCAGATCAACAACAGTTAAACCAGTCAATACTTTATTTGATGAATCGTATATCACATTAATACTCGCGGCTGCTAATAGATTAGAATCTCTATTATCTAGAGTAGTTCGAGAACTAACAGTCGGACAAGAAATTTTAGGATTTCCGAATGTTGATCTGTACGGTGATATAGCACAAGACTTCAGCGGCACATCGGCTACGATATCCGAAGTTAACACTCTAGGAACTCTGTTAGAAATTTTTAGAAATAGAGTAGATAATTTCTTAAACGTTGCTATCACAGGCACTAATACAGTTACAACGAATCTAGATAAACTAGCTGCCTATGATCAGATTGAAAATAATCACGAATTTATATTAAACGAAACATTACTATATTTAGAAGCTAATTATTTAGATTCAACACAGACTGCTTTGCCCGCTAGACTAGAGCAGGATATATCTACAATACTTAATTCTATCGCATATGATCTAATCTATCCCGGTAATTACAAGACCATAGAAACATCGACTTTCTTTATTAACGGATCAACATATTCAAGAAACAAAGAAAGCAATATGTTTTTAATGAGAGACGGATCTGGTTTAAGAAATCTAACCCTTATGGGATTAGAAGGCACACTTGGTTCGGCAAATATCTATGGAACACAACGACCTTCAGCCGGAGCATTCGTTAGTCTTGATCCAGGATACGGTCCAGCAGATACAACTGCATGGGTAGGTACTAAATCGCCGTACGTACAAAACGTTACTAACTTTGGTACGGGATGTATCGGATTCAAGATCGACGGTGATATTCATAGTGGCGGAAATCAAACTATGGTTTCTAACGACTTTACCCAGGTTATCAGCGATGGTATTGGAGTATGGGCTAACGGTACCGGAAAAACAGAATGTGTTTCTGTGTTTACATATTATAACCATATTGGTTATTTGGCCACTAATGGCGGAAAAATTCGTGGAACTAACGGAAACTGTTCCTACGGTGACTTCGGAGCGGTATCTGAAGGATACAATATCTCCGAATCACCTATAACAGCAAAAATAACAAACAGATACTACGAAGCAGATGTCTATCAAGCTCTCGTAGATAATACAACAGGAATTCAAAAATTATTTTTCTCCAATGCAGGAACATCCTACACTACCGGAACTATGTCTATAGTAGGTTCTGGCCTAGGTGCTGCGTTGGTCATGGACGAATTTAGAGATGGTTCGGTATACGAAGTTAGGATCGCGAATCCTGGAGATAGTTCTGCAGAAGGCGGATCTGGATATACATTTGTTACCAATGCTGCCCAAGGCGGCGATACATTTAATATTCAACTCGCAGGTTCAGACGAAAACATAGCTACACAATATCGTGGTCTCAGACTTGTTGTTGGCAGAGGAACCGGAACCGGACAATATGGTTATATTGCAGACTACGATGCGACCGGAAAATATGCCTACATAGGTAAAGAGTCAAAACCAGCAGTGACTGTGACCGCTACTACATCTTCCGGAATGTTACTAACAGTTTCTAGTACAAGTCACTTGTCTATTAACGATCCTATTATATTTTCCGGAACAAAATTTGGTAATATACAAGATTTCACAGTCTATTATGTAAGAACTATTCCTAACTCGACGCAGATCACAATAAGTGCTAGTTCAGGACCAGGCGCTGTGTTTAATTTAATCAACGGTACAGGCACCATGACACTTCATTGTGCTGGCTGGGAACATCTAATAGATGGGACTAGTATATTAGCATCTCTAGATACTTCTACCAATTATTATATCGAACCAAGAATAACATTCAGCAGTCCTGGATTTACTTCGACATCGAGATCGTTGCCTGCTAGTCGACAATGGTCTAGTATCGGCGGAAATTCTAGTAAGTTCGTAGCTGTGGCATTAGATACCAATGCTTTTGCATATTCAGCAGACGGTATTAATTGGACAGGCGGAACATTACCGGCGCTGGCTTTATGGACCAAAGTAAAATATGTAGGAAGCCTATGGATGGCGTTAGCCACAGGCGGGCAAGCAGCTAGATCCACAGATGGTGTATCATGGTCATCTATGACCATGAGTAGTACAGCAGAGTGGAGAGATGTTACCTACGGCAACGGAAAATATGTAGCCGTAGCAGCTGGAGGTACAAAAGCCGCATATTCGACCGACGGTGTTACTTGGACCGCCGCAACTTTACCAGAAGGTGCAGACTGGAATGCTATTGAATACGGTAAGGGTAAATATATAGCGACTGCATTAAGTGATTCTTCTATATCCGGCGCTGCCACTGCTTATAGTTCCGACGGTGTTACTTGGACATTAGGCACATTAACACAGGGTAGTTACTCGTTAGCCTATGGCAATGGACGATTTGTCGCTCTGTCTGGAGGATATGCTGGTGCTACAGAAGTTTCTATCAGCTTTGACGGTATAACCTGGACAGAATCAGTTATACAATCCGAAGACTGGAGAAGTATTGTATATGCACAAGGAACTTTTGTAGCTGTAGCTACAGGTTCAGCTACATGTGCAGTGTCAAAAGACGGTAAAGTATGGACCTATCAAACCCTAGCATCGAGCGGTCCGTGGTGCGGAATAGCATTTTCTAATGCCGCTAAACCTGGAAAATTTTTAACCATCGGCGGACTAACATCTAATTCTACCCAGGCGATGGAAATCAATACTGGAAGAACTGCTGAAGCCAGAGCAGTTGTTGTTTCAGGAAGAATATCAAGCATAAATCTATGGGAGCCTGGTAGCGGTTACGTTTCGGCTCCTGCAATGACTATTACAGATCCAAACAATTCTAGCGAAGTCTTTACGCAGATCAGAATAGGCAACGGAGTGATAGCCAATCCGACTATTTCCGATGCAGGTGCAGGGTATGAAACTTCAAGTACTAGAATAACAATATCTGGAGACGGTTTTAAAGATCAATATCATATCGGATCTGATATAGTAGTAACCAATTTAACTAGGATTCCGGGCCCCGGTGATAACCTCAATATTTCGGGAATCAATGATTATACCTATAAATTATTAACTGCTACGATTCTGGGCGGTACAACAGGGAATTTCACAGCTAGAATTACAATAGCCAAAGATTTAGGAAGAGAAGAAAGCCCAGAACATGCCACAGATGTGACAATTAGACAGTTATATTCTCAGGTTAGAATCACCGGACATGATTTCTTGGATATTGGTCTAGGAAATCAAGTTGAAACTAACTATCCGGATACTTTAAATCCAAATGGAACGGTAGTGGCACCTGAAAATGAAATCAAGGAAAGCAATGGCGGTCGTGTGTTCTACACAAGTACCGACCAAGATGGTAACTTTAGAGTTGGGGAATTATTTGCAGTAGAACAGGCGACAGGAACTGTCACTTTAAATGCTCAATTTTTCGCACTAGAAGGCCTAGAAGAAATTAGATTGGGCGGATTTACTGTAGGCGGCTCGGGTGTTGTTATCCGTGAATTCTCAACTGATAACACATTTACCGCGGATTCAAATAACATCGTACCCACACAGAGAGCGATTAAAGCATATCTAACAGCTAGGGTATCTGGAGGTGGTGCTGATGCTATTACAGGACAATTAACTGCAGGTACTGTACAGATTGGTCCAGATTCTCTAGGAACGACCACGGGCGACGAATTGATTTTTACCGCTAAAGTTAATTTTAGAGGCGGTATTGATGGTTCGTTAGTAGCATTAAATTATTTTACATCGTCTGGAGCATAATAGATGTCGAATAGTTTTTTGAATAAATATGAATTAATGCATGTATATGGAGCTATAAATGGCTGAATTTAAATTAGGTAGAATAAAATTTGTATGGAAAAATGATTGGGTTACAGGTACCACTTATTACAAAGATGATATCGTAGCCTATGGCGGTAAAACATATCTTTGTGTAGTGGGACATACCGCTGCCGCAGATTTTTATACTGACCTAGATAATGTTCCTTCTAAATGGAATCAGTTCAGTGACGGATTAGATTGGAAAGGCAATTGGACATCAACCACACTATACAAAGAAAACGATATCGTAAAATATGGCGGTTATGTTTATATTTGTAATAATGGACACACTAGCTCATCTACTCTAGAAGCTAACCAGGCGAACTGGGATCTACTTGCCGAAGGTTTTGACTGGAAAGGATCTTGGGCAAACGCAACTACATATAAGGTAAATGACCTAGTCAAGTATGGCGGTTTGGTCTATATCTGCAACACAGCACATACATCAGCGGCCACAGTTGCCCTAGGATTAGAAGCCGACCAATCTAAATGGGATGTATTTAGTAGAGGTGTAGATTGGAAAGGATCTTGGTCTATATCTACTAGATATAAAGTAGGCGATTTAGTCAAAAATGGCGGAAACACCTACGTATGTAATCAAGGACATACTTCTGCTGCTACAGAAGCTCTGGGATTAGAAGCAGATCAATCTAAATGGGATTATTTTAATCAAGGTATCGATTATAAAGGAACTTGGTCAGTAACTTCGCGTTATAAACATAACGATGTAGTAAAATACGGTGGCGGCACTTGGATTTGTATTACACCACATACTTCTACATCTAGCTTTGTTACAGACAATGCATACTGGAATCAGTTTGTTGAAGGTATAGAATTTGAAGGCGACTGGCTTTCAGGCACAACATATCAACCGGGCGATATCGTTCGATACGGTGGTAACAGTTACATTGCTAAAAATACTCATGTTGCGGGATCGACTCCGCCTGCAACTCCGTTTGATTGGGATTTATTTTCCACAGGATTTAGATTACAGGGCGATTGGAGCTCATTAACTACTTACAAAGTTGGAGAGGTAGTTAGAAATCACGGCTTCACATATGTGGCCACAGCTGATAGTACAAATCAAAGACCTCCAAATGCTTCATATTGGAGCAAATTAAATGAAGGTATTGATTGGGAAGGCGACTGGGTTTCGTCACATGTTTATGTGTTAGGCGATGCTGTCAAGTTCGGAGCCAATTCTTATATCTGTGTTCAGGCTCATACATCAACAACAGGATCTGATAGACCGGATAACGATATCACAGGTACATACTGGAACTTGCTGACCGCAGGTAATGAAGAAAGTGTACTAACTACCATCGGTGATCTAGTTTATTATAGCGGAAGCGGCCCTACACGTTTGCCTATCGGTGACGAGGGTCAGGTTCTTACAGTAGAATCTGGTTTACCAACTTGGAAATTTTTTGGTAAGGTAAAAAATGTTTGGTATGTCGCACCGCACGGCATTGACGAACCAGCACCTACATACGGATCAACCGTAGACAAGCCGTGGGCTAGTGTACGCTATGCCTGCGAACAAATAGAACATGGTACAGAATATCCACAGGCAGCATATCTATTAAGACAAAATAGAACATTTATTCAGCGAGAAATCACTAAATGGGTAGAGTATCAGATCGCAGGCGGCTCTGGAATCTGGTCTGGATTTGTCAATGACAGTGCTGCTCTGTGCGAAAGAGATATGGGATTAATCGTAGATGCAATAGTTTACGATCTTACACATACCGGAAATGTAAAATCTAGAACAGCAGCACTGTCGTATTTTGACGAAGCAGGTGCATTAGAAACATTTATTTCCGACGAAGAAGAACAACTTGTTGCAGCTATCAATTACGGTGTGAGTTTAATTGGCAGCGTGTTGAGCAATACCGCTCCTGCAGCAAATTATCAAGCATTACAAGGTGTTGCAGTCGGAGATAGAATCAAGCAAATTATTGATTCGAACTACACAGCCGAAACAGGTTCACTTGATATCTGCGAAGATCTAGCAGCTATTATTACTAATGCAGTCACAGCAGGCAGTATCACAGGCATGCCTAAGGAAGATCTGCCTAACTATACAATTAATGTTAAAACTGGTCAATATTACGAAGTTTTACCAATTAGGGTTCCTTCCGGAACAGCAGTTGTCGGTGATGAATTACGTTCTTCAAGAATTAGTCCTGCAGGAAAGTTAGTTGAAGACAATGATAAGGCTAAATCTGTAGCGGTCCTAACCCATCTAAAATCTATTACCGATGAAATAGTAACTAATACCGCAGTCACTCCAACAACAGGCAATACAGCTACACAAGATACGACCAGTCAGAACGAGGGTAATGTTGGAAGCTCTACAGCAGTAACCAGTATTGTAAACAATGTTACAGAAATCAAAGATATCCTAACCAACGGATTAGGATCTGTAGATGCATTTGTAATTCCAAATCCTACTAACTGGGGTTCTTCATTAACTGATACTGCATACGCATCTACAGGCAATGCTACAGGTGCAACATCTACCTATGACAATGCTAGAGCACAGATTCTTGCCAACACTAACTTTATCAAAGCTGAAATCACAGCATGGATCGCAGTACAGGTAGCAGGTAACATAGCACCGTTTACCACATCGTTTACCTACGATGCAGCGGCCTGCGCTAGAGATGTTGGATATGTTTTAGATGCTATTCGTTATGATTTAACCTACGGTGGCAATACACAAACAAGAATCGCCGCTGATGCATATTATAGCTACGGTGTAGCCACGTTTGGCAACGGCGAAAAAGAAGAAACACTGGCCGCATATGCAAGACTTAAAACAGTAGTTGGTCAGGTCATTACAGAAGCTTCGGTAACAGTTTCTGCAGGTAATGCAGAAACACAAGATGTCAGCGGTACAGCAGGTAATACTTCAGCTAAAAACTTTGCTGAAGAGCGTGTTCAGGAAATTATCAACACAATCACTGCCGACGGTACCTTACCAACATCGATATCACCTGCCACATCCTGGGTAGCCACTGCTTTAGTAACAGCTAGAACAGCAGTAAACACTGCTAGAGCAGAAATTCAAACAGATGCTGTACAGTATATTAAGAGAGAGTATCCAACGCTTGACTTTAATACCACTACCTGTTCTCGAGATGTTGGATATATCGTAGATGCTCTGGGCTACGATCTAATGTTTGGTTCTAATTTTGCATCTATCAAAGCAGGAATGGCCTACAGAAGAGGGACTTCATCTGCACTAGAAGTTGTAAGCAATCAACTAGCCGCAACACAGGCAATTTTAGATTTTATATCAGCTAAGGCTAAACGAATTGCAGCCAGCGGTGCAAGTGTATTGTCTGGACTATTATGGGATGATATTATTTCTTATGTGAATACAGGAACAAGACCAATCATCACTGGTCGTGTTACACCCACAACTGATCTAGATCAAATCAATGGCGGTAAGATTTTAGAGCTGAATTCAAATTTTTTAGCAGCTGAAGCAACAGCCTATGCCAGTGAAACATTTAAAGCAACAGTAACATCTGCAGACGCTGGTACAGACACATTTACCTGTGGATCACAAACATGGATGGTTGCAGGCGACACTGTTAAATTTAGCGGTACAACTTTTGGTGGTGTTAATACAACAACTACCTACTACATACTAGCTAGCGGATTAACCGCAACAACATTTAAAGTCAGTCTAACACTAGGTGGCACAGCCGTTGATTTATCTGCAGCTTCGGGATCAATGACCGTTACATGGAATTACGATACAGCAAGATGTCAAAATGATGTAAGAAATTATGTCAAGGCTATCTCTTCCGATCTGATGTATACAGGAAACTATTATTCTGTATATGCTGCTCGTTTCTATAGAAGTGCCCTAACTGGTTCTAAACTTGAAGATATGTTCTATGTACGCAATGGTTGCGGTATAAGAAATCATACACTGTTAGGACTAGATGGTACATCAGACGGAAATACAGCCGGTGCAGGTGATGCAGATGGATTAACCGTGGTCAACGAGTTTGGTACAAAGCGTCCGTTGGCCGGCGCTTATGTCAGTCTCGATCCAGGATACGGTCCTAACGACTCGAATGTTTGGGTAACAAGTCGTTCGACTTATGTACAAAACGTAACAACATTCGGAACCGGCTGTACTGGACAGAAAATTGACGGAAGCCTGCACAATGGCGGAGTTGATTCAATCGTTTCCAATGACTTTACACAGGTATTGAGCAACGGTATTGGTGCATGGATTACTAATCTAGGCCGTGCAGAACTTGTTTCTGTGTTCACATATTATAATCACATCGGTTATCTAGCTGAAAACGGCGGTAAGATTCGTGCTACCAACGGTAACAACTCTTACGGTGACTTTGGTTCCGTATCTGAAGGTATAGATATCAACGAAGTTCCGATCACAGGTCAACTCAATAATCGTGCAGAAGAAGCAGATGTTAGAAATGTTATAACAGACGGCGATGATATCTTAATCTACGAATTCGGTAATGCAGGTTCGGATTATTCTTCAGCAACATTTACAACATCGGGTGCAGGCGCAGGTGTAGCAACAGTGGCTAATGAATTTAGAGATGGTGCTGTATTCCAAGTACGCTTGACAGATCCGGGCGATAGTTCGGGTACTGGCGGTACAGGATATATCACCGCCACCAATCTAGCACAGTCGGGTAACACAACACAGATCACATTGGCTGCGGCTGATACTGCTACTAGTGCTGCATATGTGGGAATGAGCATCTATCTAACCTCAGGAACAGGCGCAGGACAGTACGGTTATATTAACACATATAATTCGGGTTCTAAGATCGCAACTGTTTATAAAGAATCAACAGGAACTGCTGGCTGGGATCATGTGGTTCCGGGAACTGCTATCGAAGCAGCGTTAGATGTGACCACATCTTATACGATCACTCCGAGACTATCGTTTACTGATGTTCCTTATACTAAGACTATCTCAAATATTACAGCAGCGAATAATTGGACTGATGTAGCATACGGCGACGGTTATGCAAGTTACACAGGATTATCTGCAACTGGAGGTTCTGGAAGTCTAGCAGCATTTAACGTTGTTAGAAGAAAAGGCAGTTACACAGTGTCAATCAGTACTCCGGGTGTTTTATACACAGCAGGTAATACCTTAACTATTGCAGGTACTTCTCTAGGAGGTACAAGTCCTGCTAATGATTTGACCATAACTGTAGATACTATTAATTCTCCTAGCGGATCTATAGCATCAGTGACTCCATCCGGAACAGCCGTGACACCTAAATATGTAGCCGTTGCTAGCGGAACCACTGCCGCGGCTTATAGTTTAGATGGAATAACTTGGACAGCAATGACTATGCCAACCGCAACAAGTTCGGGTGGCGGCGAAGATAATAACCAATGGAGTGCTATTGCCTACGGGATGTCAAGTAACGTTAGCTACTATGTGGCTGTGGCCAGAGCAACTTCTACTGCTGCTTATTCAACTGACGGCATTAATTGGACCGCAGCCAATCTAGGAGAAGTGGCAGATTGGTGCGATATAGCATATGGTAATGGTTCTTTTGTAGCTATTGCAGAAAGTGATTCTTCATCCACATATAGAGCAGTATCAACTAACGGAGGATCAACCTGGAGCACTACAACACTAGCATCCGGAGCTAAAGCCATAGCCTATGGCGGAACTAGATTCGTAGTTGTAGAAGGAAACTTCTCAAACAGTTTTGCTTACTCTACCAGTGGAGTAGCATGGACTGTAGGAACATTGCCTAGCAATGATGATTCGAGCGAAAGCAATTGGGTAGACATAACCTATGGAAATGGTAGATTCGTAGCCATAGCAGATAGTTCATCAATGGCTGCATATTCCTTAGACGGAATTTCCTGGACTAAGAGCAATTTGCCAGCTAACTATGAGTGGAGTTCGATCGGCTACGGACAGGGTTTATTCTATGTTACTAGCCTAGGCGATGCAGCAGCTAGTTCTACAGATGGCCTAGTATGGACACTACGCGATGCATCGACAGCGTCGTTGAATGTAACTGCAACGGCCAAAGACACAATTTCTGGTACTTATGCAGAAACATCTACTCTAACTTCAGGAACTTGGACCAGTGTTTTATATGACGGTACTAGATTCTTAGCAGTGGGCTACGACGGATCTTCGGGTCTATATGCAACAAGTACCAACGGAACTTCTTGGACTAACGGAACCTTGCCAACAGTGAGCGGCAGCTTTGAATATACCGCTGTAGCCTATAATGGTAGTAACCAATATGTAGCAATAATAGGCGGTAGTGGCGGAACAAGAAACATTGCATACTCAGCAGACGGTGCAACCTGGACAGGCCAAACATTAGCGTTAACAGCTAATGCATACTGGAAAGACATGGTATACGGTGCAGGTAGATATATTGCAATCAGAGGAGATTCCTCAGCAATTAACTACTCGACTAACGGTACATCATGGACCAACGCAGCAGTTACATCCGGATCATCAGAGATGAGTGCCATATCATACGGTCAGATCAGTGGTGTTGATTATTTCGTGACCGTAGCAGGATATTCAACAGGTAGCCAAGTATCATCATATTCTACTAACGGTGGAGTAACATGGACATCTGGTAATACACTACCTAGTTCAGATTTCTGGGCCGACGTTACATTCGGCGACGGAAAATTCGTAGCAGTCGCAGGCGGAACAACCAACACTACTACAAAAGCTGCTTATTCTACTAACGGAACAACCTGGACAGCCGCTACCCTTCCGGGAGCAGCAGCTCGTTGGAACAAAGTAGTCTACGGCGGTGGTGGTTATACAGCATTTGCCTATAATAGTGATAGAACAGCTTATTCTGCAGACGGTATTACATGGGTAGAAGGACCTGCTCAGGCCGCGACTAGAAACTGGGCTGAAGCTGCCTACGGCGGAACTAAACTGATATCCATAGCCACAGGAACCACTATAGGTTCGTATGCTGATTTTGTATTGAATACAAATTACCTAACAACATCCAGCACAACTAATTTGAAATTAAATGACAGAGTTAGGTTTACCGGTGCAACTATTGGCGGAATAGTTCCTGAGGTTTATTACTATGTGACCAGTATTGCTAGCTCAACACAATTCACAATCTCTTCTACCAAGGGAGGTTCTAACTTTGTATTGACCACAGCCAGCGGCACTGCTCCGTTCTTAGCCAGCAGAGATTTCATAGCATCGGCACTGGGAAATTATCAAGGAACTCCAAGATGGGTCGTACTTGGTGCTAACAGTCCTAGCGTACAAAACATACGCCAAGGTACTAAAACTAGAGCTAGAGCATATGTTTCAGATAACAAGATCTCTGAAATATGGATACAAGAACCGGGATCAGGATACGTATCTGCTCCGACTATGACTATTACAGATCCTAACAACACCGGAGCAGATGCTACCACTGAAGTACGCTTAGGTAACGGTGCTATAGCTCAGCCAATGTTTACCAATAGAGGAACCAGCTATACCGCAGCCGCAGCAGAAATCACAGGTGACGGTTATGCTGACAACTATCAAACAAGTGCGTTTGTGGCATTTAAGAATCTCAGCGGAATACCCAAAGCCGGTTCAAACGTACAACTTGCGGGCATCGACGATGTTTGGTATAGACTAGTTAATGTAACTAATCTATTACCTAATGCCGACGGAACTTATAATGCTACTCTGCAAATAAGTCCAGCTATAGGTGCAGCCGAAGCTCCAAATCACGAAGCAGCAACTACTATCCGTAGACGTTATTCTCAGGTTCGTTTAACAGGACACGATCTATTAGATATCGGTACTGGTGATTTTATTAATTCAAATTACCCCGGATTACCTTTGTCTGATCCTATTCCTGCTCAAGAGTACAAGCAGAGCAACGGTGGTCGTGTGTTCTACACATCAACTGACCAAGACGGTAACTTCCGAGTTGGCGGATTGTTCAACGTTGAACAAAGTACTGGTGTTGCAACATTGAATGCTGATGCGTTTAACATCGCAGGATTGAACGAACTATCGCTAGGTTCTGTTGCATTGGGTGGTTCAGGAGCTACAATTTCTGAATTCTCGACAGATCCGTTCTTTACACAAGATTCGGACACAGTAGTACCGACACAGCGAGCTATTAAAGCGTACATTACTAGCCAAATTGGTGGCGGTGGATCTAGCTTGAACGTAAATACCCTCACTGCAGGCGTTGTTTACATCGCAGGACAGACAATAGCCACAACTACAAATGTACAGATTAACATAAATACAAAGGTAAACTTCAAAGGCGGAATTGCTGGCGATGCACTTGTATTGAACTACTTTTTACTAAACAATTAACGGAGAAATAATAAATGGCAACAGGAATCTTAGGTCAAGCAGCTTTATCAGCAGCTACGAACACGACCGTTTATACCGTTCCGGCAACAACTTTCACAGTCATGTCAGTATCTGTTTGTAACAGAGGATCTACAGTAGCTAGTGTGAGAATAGCCTTAGCAGCAGCCGCATCGCCAACCAACGCAGAATACATTGAATATGATGCACAGATTGGTCCAAATGGTGTCCTAGAAAGAACAGGCATCATGATGAACGCAGGAAAACTTTTAGTTGTCTATGCTAATACCGCTAACATCAGCGTTACTGCATTCGGCATAGAAACTTCAACAGTATAATAGGGGAGTAAATTAACATGGGAAGACAGGTAACATCGTTTGGTACCGACTCAGTCGTAAATAGGACATTAACTTCAGCAACAACACTTTCGTCAAATGAAAGAATTTTTGCTGATGCAACCTCAGGTGCCTTTACACTTACGCTACCAGCAAGTCCAACTACAGGCGACACTATACAAATCATAGACGTAGCAGGTATTTTTTCCACTAACAATGTAACCATTGGTAGAAACGGAAAAAAGATTCAAAACTTATCAGAGGATTTAGTTTTAAATCTTAATAATGCTGCGGTCACGATGATTTTCAGTGGCGACACCTATGGTTGGGTGTTTATTGGACCTTAATAGGAATTGAAATATGGCAAAACTTTCTGATCTTCTTTCCACAAGGGAGGTCATAGCGTTCCAAGAAAACTTACCGAAAGGTAAGGTTTATTCTGTATCGGGTGTATCAGCGATGTATGCCTGTATCAGAACGGAATTCCAATGGTGTTGGAACTCGCCGGGCTGCGGAACTGCTACGATCGAAATGTGGGGTGCCGGAGGGACAGCGGCATGTAACTGCTGCTGTGCGGTTGGTATGCCGGGCAATAGTGGGGGATATACCAAAAAAACTATCGCAGTTTGGCCCTGCTCTGTAATATTTGGCCGACCAGGAGTTCCTTGTAATGGTCCTGGTACAGCGTTTTCTAACCCTTGCTTATCGGAAGGTTCTTGTCTAGTCTGGGAACGAGCTAGAGATTTATGCGGTAATACATCGGGATGTATGTGTGCCCAGGGCGGTCTAGGTGGCAGAACCTGCTGCTGGGGATCATCATATGATAGTCCCTACTGTTGTTTTGCTGCTATGGGATATTGCAACACTTTGATCTGTAACGGCTGCGGTATTATATGTAATGTACGTTCAGGCGATTGGTGGGCCTGCGGTTGGGGTGGCGATATTAACAAGTGTGGTGTCTATGGTAAAGTTGAATTCCGCGGATGTCAGCCAATGTGTACATGCCAGTTTATTCAATATGTTGCTCACCCTCCAGGACAGTTCTCTGAAGACGGCGGCTGGGTAGCGTTCCCGATCGAAAATGATCACGGCGGTAATCAATGGGCAGGTGCTGGTATGGCATCAGTTGGATACTTAATTAACGCACACTCTAAATCTCCAACAGGCGGTATGCCGTGGTATAACTGTTGGAACGGTAATAGATTCTGTACATGTTATGAACATCATTCATGTATGAACTACATGCCGTATGGCTGGGGTGCTACCCAAGCGACTCCATGTCCAGGTGTTAGAGATTCCGGACGTCGAGGCGGCCAGGGTGCTATCAGAGTCACTTATCGTGGTACCAATGTCAACGAAGAAATGTCGCATGTAAGATACGGAGAATTTTAAAATGGCATTGTTAACACAACTTTTAGGAAATCGAGAACTAGGCTGGGAAGACCAACTAGAAAAAGGTCGTATCTGGGTCTATGGTGACGGCAATGAATATACTCCGTTGTGTAACGGTTTTTGCTGGAAACCACCAGGATGCGGTAAGGTTATTATTGAAATGTGGGGTCCTGGCGGATCTTCCGGCCGCGGTTGCTGCTGCGGGTCTAGTTTGCCTAGTAATCCCGGAGCATATACTAGAAAATGCATCTGTGTGTGCCCGTCAAACTATATCTGTGGTTCTATAGGTAGAGCCTGCGGAGATACTCCTGCATACAGTAGAGGCGATCCAGAGCCTGTACAGCTATGCTGGTTTGGCTGCGCACCTAACGCCCTTTTCTGGGGCGGTGCAAACTCAAGAGTTTCTCAGAGCACATGGAAAGGAAACAATCCATGGGGCTGGGGCAACGGAGAAACCACAGCAAATATACAGAACTGCCATGCAGACGGTAAGTATTGGGCTCCAAGAGGTTCTAATGCCACAATGTGTGGTGCAGGATCTTGCTGTGTGTGCTGTGATGCAGGTGCTAGTCGAGGATGTATGTGTGTACAAGGCGGTAAATCCGGTTGGTTTATGTGCGTTGACGGTAACAGAAATCACTTCCACTGCTGGGGTAACGTAAAACACTGTCAGCGTAGATTTAAAACTCAAGAAAGCTGTAGCTGGTGGAGTTGCACCATGGTCTGCAATATCTGTTCAGATCAAAGTAACCAATATAATGCTACTGGATTTAGATGCGGATTTGGTGGCGACATGAACTGCTGCGGTACCTTATCCTGTTCACGTTTCTTAGATTGTGTACAAAATAATCCGGGATGTATATATCAATACAATCAATCAACACCTCCTATGATGTATTCAACAGAGGGCGGCGTATTCAGCTATCAGCACGAACATGATAGTCCGTCCGGTGCTACTTCGGGCGGTGCTGTTACAGCGATGTTAGCCGGAGTACAAACACTTTCTAGACAACCAAGTCACATGCCAACACACTGGTGCTGGAACGGTGCTAGAGCCTGCGGATGTTACGAAATGTGGGGTTGTGTACCATTCAGTCCTCCGGGCATGGGCGGATACCCTACGCATGTCTGCGGCGACGTGCGAGATCATGGCGGCCGAGGTGGCATGGGTATGGTAAGAATCAGATATGTACCAACAGATGGAGGCAATACGTACTAATATGGCTACCTTAAGAACATTAGTTGAAAACAAATTAAATCAGATCGACACTGACGAAACAGATCTAGAAAAAGGGCAGGTATGGACTTTTGCACCTGCCGGATCTGCTGGTATTAACTTCCATCCTAGTAACATATTTTGTTGGACAGCCCCTGGTACAGGTCGAGTGATTATCGATATCTGGGGTGCTGGCGGTTCAAGTCCAAGTATCCGTTGCTGCGGAGTGGGTCTTCCAGGAAACCCAGGAGCATGGTCTAGAAAATGTATTTGTGTAACCAACGGATGCATGATCTGCGGACAAATAGGTATTAGCTGCGGTAATCCAGAAACATTCTGTTTTAAAGGCTGTTCCGAACCGACGCAGGTATGCTGGGCCGGTAGAAATCAATACACAGGTGATGCCGTAAACGGATGTATGTGTGCCCAGGGCGGTCGTGGAGGTACAGCGTATTGTGCTCCGGGATCAGCAGCAGTATTCTGCTGTTTCCAAAGCGGTAACTTCTGTGTAACTAATTATTCAAACGGTACCTGTGGTATCGTATGTAACTATGGCCCAGGAACAGGATCATGCTGTGCAGAATCTTGGGGCGGTGATATTAACAAGCGCGGCGGATTCAGCTGTGCTACATTCTGGACCTGTTATAGTAATTGTCCATGCTCTACTCAAGCACACGTGGCTATTCCTCCGGGACTATTTTCATGTGATGGCGCTGTTGTGACGCATGGATTTGAGACAGATAGTGATTATTCACAATGGAACGGATCTGGTTATCATCAGTTCACATTTATGCTAAATGCATTGAACAGAAGCCCACAACGCGGTCACCCACTTACCCATTGCTGGGTATCAACTAAAGCCTGTGGATGTTATCAGATGCAGGCATGTGTACCGTTCTTCCCAACAGGCACAGGCGGAACTATGCCAACACCATGCGGTGACCACTGCAACTTTGGTTGGAGAGGCGGCTATGGCGCAGTAAGAATTAATTTTATACCGAGGTAAAAAATGAGAAAAACATTTATACATACATTGCCAGACGAGCCATATAAGCAAAGTTCTCGTCTTAACAAAACAGTCCAATGTGAATACAATGGTCCAAGATATCACGTAGTAAGGATGCTAGAAAAAGATGGAACAGTCCTGAATGTAGAAAGATCGGGCGATGATAGAGAAGCCTTAGAAGCCACTATCGTTGATGACGGTCCTATATTTGACTTTTTTATTCTTGACTCAGATACACATCCATGGGAAGCAGCATACCTAACACATGCGTATTCACACGGTGAAGTTCAAGATTACGAAGAAACTCTTCCTACAGGCCAGAAGTATCTTTATCAATTGTTAGACGGTCATGGAATTATTGAGCAATTCCATGCTGTGAACACCATGAAATACGATAAGGGTTCAAATTTATTTGTAAAACCACCTTTTACAACACATCCGATCACTAAATCGGAATTCTGGGAAGGTGTCGATAATCAAATTAAAGAAATTGGCAAAATGATCGAACGAGGAACATCTCAGTATTCGGATCAGCAACTAGCAAATCTACAATCGTATAAAGCTAGCCTAGAATCAATCAAAGCTAATTTATCCGGTGTAGACCATTGGAAGATTCCATTTCCTACATATCCAGACCTAAGCTGATATTTTTTAAACCAAGAAAGGCCTTGTACCTATATCCGTGAGGATATATAATCAGTACAAGGCCTTTCTTATTGGAGTTTAAATGACAAGATCTAAAGCGTTTTTTATAAACGGCGGTGCTGGCAGAATGATTTGTTCAATTCCTGCTTTTGAAAAATACGAAGAAGAATCTGGAGATAAAGATTTTATCATAGTCTGCGAAGGCGGAACAGATGTATATAAAGGGCATCCTAAATTAGATCATAGAGTCTATGATATCTGGCACAAAAATTTGTTCCAAGATAAGTTAAAGGATATGGACGTAATTACCTTAGAGCCGTATAGGATCTGGGAATATTACAATCAAAAATGTTCGATAGCACAGGCATTTGACATCCAAATGAACGACAAGGGCATTAGAAGCCTACCAAAGCCTACTGTGTATCTGTCCAAAGACGAATTACTCCATGGTAGACAAGTTGTCGGAGAAGTGAAAAACAAGCTGAAAAAAGACAAACTGGCAGTTTTTCAACCTTTCGGTAGAGGAATTGAATATATCGACGAAACTTTGATCGACAAAACAGGTCGTAGTTTTGAGTTAAAAGATGTTAAACAGATTATCAAAAAATTACAAGATCACGGTTATGCTATAGTAATGATGTCTGAATTTAAGGTTGATCTAACTGATGCTAAACTTAAAGACGAAGTAGCCGTACCTGAAAATGTTAATGTAAGAGTCTGGGCAGCGATAATAAAATATTCAGATCATTTCCTAGGATGTGATAGTCTAGGTCAACATCTAGCTTATTCAGTCGGAACTCAAGCAACTGTGGTAACAGGAGCTACCTATCCCATTAATGTCAGTTATCCAGACACAGAAGGTGTTGATGTGTTAGATATGGGAGAAGTGGATCGAGAGTACAGCCCTATCAGAATTACTATGGACGAAAGAATTGACAGAAAAAATGAAAAAATCATGACTATGAGCGAGGAAATAACGACTCATATTGTTAACTATGTTTTAGGAAAAAAAGAATGACACTGAAATCTATTAAAAAAGAAAAAAAATCTGTGTGGATAGCCGGTATCGCCCGTGGACATAATGCAGGTGTGTGTCTACTCAAAGACGGAGAAATCGTTTTTAGTATCGAAGAAGAAAGACTGACTCGACAGAAATATGATGGCGGTCCGCTAGCCAGCATGGTTAAGATTTTAGAGTACACAGATAAATTAGATTATTTGGTCGTAGCCCACACACAGCCCTTACACGAAACAGCCGGAAAGATTGACTATACCGGTGACGATATGTATACTGGTATGGCTCGTAAGCTAGGATTGATCGAACGGAAGGTGCCTAATCTGCATAAGCATCCTCAGGTCATCGACATGAGTTATATGCATCATAAACTACATACTGCCTGTGCATTTTATCGTAGTGGCTTTGAAGAAGCAGTTTCGTTGATCGTAGACGGCGCCGGCACATTTTTCCCGATGGAATATAACGGAAACCAACTTTGGTTTTGGGAAACAGAATCCATAGTTGACTGTAAGTACCCAGCAGATTTTAAAACCTTATACAAACATTACGGAACCAAAGATCCAATCGGATCTGCTTTCATACCTAAATTTGATTCTAGCGCGATCGGTGAATCTGGTGAAACACATGAAGCATGGTTAACTGATCGCTCTGGTATTGTTAAGGTCTATGAAGGAGTTACAGAATACTGCGGCTTTTCGGCGATCGAAGCAGGAAAAACCATGGGCCTATTCCCCTACGGAAAACCCAATGAAAAAATTCCTCCTTTGTTTGATTCGTCAGGCAAGACGCCACTATCGAACAGAAACTTAATAGTTCCTAAGTACCCAATGAGCAGTGTCATTAATATGAACTTGTTTGATGCTCTAGAACAAGAACCAGAAAATGCCGAAGATGATCTTACACTTCTGGAAAGTCGTAGAGATTTAGCCTATGCTGTTCAGACACAAACGCAAGAACAGGTAGTTCGTTTGATCAAATATGCTGTGGAGAAAAGTGGTAAGAACAAAGTAACGATCAGTGGAGGATACGGATTAAACTGTGTGGCAAATTATCACTATCTAGAACAATTAAAAGACAGCGGCATTGAAATATATGTAGAACCCATTTCAAATGATGCAGGAACCGCCATGGGAGCAGCACTGATGTTCTGGCACGGAATGTACAACGATTCTACTATTCGCAGCTACGGTACACTTTATCTAGGTCCCGAATATCATTACACATCCGATGAGATCGCGGAAAAAGTAGCTAAAGTAAACGCAGCCACGGTGTCCGATGCGACTCATAAAGATATTGTCAAACTCCTACGTGAAAAAAATATTGTTACTATTTTTCAGGGACGATCTGAAAATGGACCTAGGGCACTAGGTAACCGTTCGGTATTATTTGATCCGACTTTCCCTGATGGCAAGGACTTTGTCAACGAAGTTAAACGTCGCGAATATTTCCGTCCATTTGCCGGTAGTATTTTACAGGACGATGTACACGAGTGGTTCGACCTACGTGGTATGAAAGACAGCCCGTTTATGATGTATGCTGTAAATTGTCGACCCGGCATCGAAGAAAAGATTCCTTCAATTATCCACGAAGATCATACCTGCAGAATACAGACTGTTACGCAGGAACAGAATAAGCATTACTATGATCTGATTAAAGCATTTAAAGATGAAACAGGAGTTCCTATCCTGTTCAATACCAGCTTTAATCTGGGAGGCGAACCTCTAGTAGAAACTCTAGATGATGCTATCTGGACCCTACAAAATTCAGATATTGAATATTTGTACCTGCCAGAATACGGAAAACTAATTCACGTACCCAATAATTAAAAAAGCCCGAAAGGGCTTTTTTAATTTCTGATAAATACTACTATGATCAATTTCGCTAAATTCTTCTTTCAGGGTGTTAAGAACACGCTAAGAGTTCAAAACGGTGTTAACTTTGCCTATAAAGGACCGTGGATACCAGTATTCCAGGATACTGTCGTAGATGAATGGTACGTGGGCGATTTTATGGCTGCAGAATATACTATTGCCGTTGACGTTGGAAATACCAAAAAAGAGATTATCAAGGCTATGGTAGTTGCAGGGCCTGCCCAGGCCAACGTTACGATCTATGGACGAATTAGTTTAAATGAAAGATTAGTAGATCTAACAGTTAGTGTAAATGATTCAAAACTACAATTGATCGCTAATCCTGCAAGTAGCCCTAGCGACAGCACCTACGACGATTCCATGCTTTTAACGGGATCTAAGCTGATCTTTAGTGCCACGTATTATCACACTTTGAACGATCTCGTAAGTTACTAAAAATCAAGCCCGCATAAATACATAGTCTTTGTAGAAGGTGTAGGCGGAGTAATAGCGGAGATCTAAATGTCAATTAACTACATACCCTTAGAATCAAAAAGCGGCTTTAAAAGTCCGGGATTCTCTGTCAACGAAGTCGGAGACCTAGTAGTAGACGGTGCTGTGCTGTTTAACAGCCAGCTCAATGTCGCTCCAGATTTTACTGTTAACGGAATATTGATTATCGATGCTACAGATTCTATAGTGGCACTTGGTGATGGTATCAAACACAGCAGCCTTACTAAACTAGGCACACTAGAAAATCTTCAAATCGATGGCGATTTTACAGTGGCCCAGGGATCTACTCCATATGTAAGTATAGTCAACGGACATGTTGAAATTAATTCTGTAGCCGGAGTTGGATCTATAGATAACATGGACATAGGACTAAAAGATCCCAGAGATGCTAATTTCAAATCAGTGAATATAGGTCCAGGCGATAGTACCGGAGAACTCACTGTACAGGGAAATGCAAGTATAACTATAGATCTTACAGTTACGGGAGACATTTCTGCATCAGACATTTCTGCAGCGGACATTTCTGCAGGAGATATCGTGATCGCAAATGCTCCTACAGCGATCAATCATGCTACAAGAAAAGATTACGTAGACTCTAGAGCTACAGCATTTGCAGTGGCGTTTGGAGCATAAGGATAGATAAATGGCAAAGAAACAGTTAAAAAAATATGTATTTGAACCGGGCATTAGTAAAGATAGCAATCTGTATCCCAATGCAGTGACCCTACTCAGTGCTAATAAGGCGTTTTTACAAGCACAAGTAGTTGCCTTTATTAACAATCAAATCACTAATGAAGTAGCACCATACGTAGGTTACACATATGCATCTCAAAAGTGTACCAGAGACGTAGGTTATTATATCGATGCTATTTTACACGATCTTAGATACGGCGGCAATGTAAAGTGTAGACAGACTGCAGATTATTTCTGGATTGACGGAGAACCCCAGATTCGAGGAGACGTCAGCCCCGAAACTACAGGTATCGCTTATCTTAGAGATCTTGTTAACAATTTTATTTTTACCAATACCACAGTTACACCTTCTTATGGAAATGTAGTTTCTCAGGTCAAGATCACTGGCCAGAATGCAGAAACTGGAGCGTCATCGAGAAACACAACATTGTGGAATATTTTTAGCTCTGTGATTACCAACGGTCTATCAGCTATGCCAGCCAAGGTGACTGGTGTAAGTTCATTTAGAATAATCGGTAAGTATGACCCCAGCGAATTATTGCTAATCACCGATACCAGCAACGGAAATATTTTATATAATTTTGCAGATTCAAATAACTCAGTAACCTGTGAATACAAGCAAGGACGCAGCAGTGGTAATGGAGAATTATTATCTGATGTTGATTTTCCACGTTGGTGGCATACTTCAGATTCGATCACTACAATCTATCTATCTGAAGATACTTCAGCATTAAGTTCAGCAGCAGATATACAGATATTTGTTGAAGACTCCGTACAAACCATTCGCCCTTGGGAATTTGGCACAGATGCGATTGAACGTATGCGTGTTGCCGCACCCCAGGCCATGTTGGACGCTGACTTCGAGTACGGACTACAACCTACTAAGTGGCAGGCTCTGGGATTGATTCGTATGTACCCTTCGGTCTATGAAATTCCAGGAACCGACTTGAGTATTTCGGCGATTACTACAGATGCTTCCTCAAATACAGGATTTTTTGGATCTTCGTTGATCACTGTCACTACCACCGGTACACACGGATTTAGCGTAGGTCAACCTATTACAGTAAAAGGACTTCAGTCAACAGTCAGCGGATTTGCTAGAGCAGAAGGTTCTTTCTTAATTTACAGTATACCAAATGCTGTGTCTTTTACCTACTATGCATCTGCTAAAGTCGGCACATCTAACGGAGAAAGTCTTTTCACCAGCTTTGCACAAATTAGGCAAGCTGGATTCTATACCGGTGCTTCAGTAGGCACGCCTACGTTTTCTTTATTCAGCAACGGAACTAGTCTAACAGTAACATCAAAATTTACAACATCTTCCGGATCAACTACGATCGCATTCGATGGCACTGCACCTACATCTGGATCTCCTATCACAGGATCACCGGTATTTGCTCAAGGTACAGCTATTTCGGGAGTTATCGGTACCTCGACGATTAATACAAACATAAAAAATTCTACCTCGCCCACAGATACTAGTATTAGCGTAGTTGATGCGACTGGTATACAGCAGCAAATGGCTGTGTCATCTGGCAGTGGTTCGGCGTTATTTGTTACTTCATTATCGGGAACTACTCTTAATTTAACAGGTGCAATAGGATCTACTCTTATTGGTGCCGATGCAACTAACACAGGAATCACAGGCACTAACATTTCTCCTATAGGTGTAGGAGCTACATTTTCTGTGTCAAGAAATGCAGGTGTGTATACTGTTTCTGATTCAGAAGATTCAACATTAAACGGACAAAATTACGCTATTGGAGATAGATTACTGATAGCTGGTACAGATCTAGGAGGAGTGTCTCCTACCAACGACATCGTTGTTACTATTAGCAACATCGATTCTGGTGGTGCCATTACAAGTTTTAATTTTACAGGAACTGCCGTTAGCGGCGGCGCTTCTTACACAGGGGTCGCTCAAAGTTCTACTACTAGTACGCTAGGTTCCGGTGCTGCGATCAATGTAACTAGAGTAGGCGGCACTGGAGTTTATTCATCTATCACCGTTTCGAACGGAGGATCTAATTTTGCTCCTGGCGATACAGTAACATTCGCAGGTACTGATCTCGGGGGAGTAAGTCCGGACAATGATATAGTAATACAAGTTGACGGAGTTACATCGGGTGTAATCGTTGATTATCAGATTTTAGGTAGTCCTATAGGTGCCACTGGAAATGCTACTTATTCTCCAGTCATTCCTACAAATATTGCCAACGTGGGAGTAGGCGCTGTTTTCTCAGTGATTAGAGCCGCAGGTGCTTACACAGCTATCGCTACAACTGCTGGATCCGGTTATGAAGCAGGAAATAGCATTAGGATATTAGGAACTGATCTCGACGGAGCAAGTCCCCTAAACGATTGTATATTAACAGTGTTGAGTGTTGGTGGAGGATCGATGTCTGTAACCGCCACTGGCACACCGTATGATGGCGATAGTATTTCTGTATACCCAACGCTGACAATCAGTGAAGCCATTACCGGAAGTTTAGGCGCAGACACATTATTAAATGTAGGCGCTATTCCAACTATACAGGTTGATTTTCCTAGCAATCATGGTCTATTGCCCGGTACGACTATTTTAACGCAGATCACTTCGAACCCAGCACCAGATTTTGCATCAACTTCTAGGACACTATCGGCCAATTTAACATGGAGAGGTGTTGCATTTTCTGGAGGAACATTTGTAGCGATAGCGACAGGAACTAACGTTACAACTAGGTCTATCGACGGACAAACCTGGACAGCAGGGGGTAATTTACCTTCTTCTACAACATGGGTATCGGTAGCGGCCGGCACAATAGGTGCTACTACTTATTTTGTTGCAGTGGCCAGTGGTGGCACCGCAGCAGCATACTCTACTGATGGCGGCCAAAATTGGACAGCATCCACATTACCGTCGTCGTCGACATGGGCTAGCGTTGCTTACTATAATAGTACTTTTGTAGCAGTGGCCAGCGGTGGCACCGCAGCAGCATACTCTACTAACGGCACTACCTGGACTGCCGCAACATTGCCGGCATCGGCAACATGGTCAGATGTCGAGGGCGGATTTATTGGTACGTCTGTATATTTCGTTGCAATCGCATCAGGCGGCACTGCCGCAGCATACTCAGCTGACAACGGTGCAACCTGGACCAGCACCGGAGCTCTACCAGCATCTACTACATGGTCGAGTCTTACATTTGGTAATAATCGATTCGTAGCAGTAGCTCGTGCAAGCACCAATGCTGCTATATCAACAAACGGTATCACATGGACCAGTGTTACATTGCCTTCCTCAGCTAACTGGAACAGTATTGCCTATGGTAATGATAATTTTGTTGTAGTAGCAGATGGAGGAACCAGCGCCCTATATTCATTTACTGGAGAAAGCGGTTCATGGACAGCCGGTACATTAGCATCGTCTTCAACCTGGGAAGAAATAGCCTACGGTAATTATTCTGGACTAGGAATTTTTGCTGTAGTAGGTAATAGTGCCACAGGAGCCAGTGTTTCTTTAACTTCAGCAAATCATCAACTGGCCACTGGACCTCACGTGATATCACAAGTACCTAGTGCATCATCGATACGATATTATTCTAGAACCACTGGAACAGTCAATGTAACAAATCAAAGTCTTACTGGGGTTATCTATGCTAGACCCGATGCATTTTTTACTCACAGACCATTTGATGGAGGAGTACAATTAGGAACAGGCAATCCTAGCCACGGCGCACAGGCTGTACGTCAAAGTAAAAAATATGTTCGTTATCAATCTGGTAAGGGTATTATGTATACTACAGGCGGATTGTTTGCTCCTAGCTACGGCCTAGCATCGGCAACCGCTTCGGCAGTGACAGTCAACAGTCTTATTACATTTACCACAGATGATACAGACCACGGACTACAAGCAGGCGCTGAAATAGAAATCATAGGTATGACATCCTTTGAATATAATGGAGATTATACAGTAGAAAGTATTGTAGATGCTAGACGGTTCCAAGTAAGATCTCAAGTAGTTTTGAGTAGCACCACCGGAACTTTAGGACCTGATGCTAAGGTAGTATTGAAACACTGGCACGGATCTTCCGTGAAAATAGGCGCCTTTGATGAACAGAACGGTCTGTTCTATCAATACGATGGCCAAGAAATGAGTCTGGTCAAACGCTCTAGCACTAATCAATTAACTGGAACAGTGTCTATCACTACCGAAAGTAATCTAGTTACCGGAACAGGAACTCGTTTTCAGGATCAGTTAAAGGTAGGAGACAAGATAGTAGTCCGAGGCATGAGCCACATAGTGACCGGTATTACTAGTCAAACTTCTTTAACAATGGCACCTGATTGGAGAGGCGCTAACTCAATCATTGGAGCTAGGATGGCTATCACAGAAGATCTATATATTCCTCAAAGTGAATGGAATTTAGATCCTATAGATGGCACTGGACCTAGTGGATATAACGTATTACCTTGGCGCATGCAGATGTTAGGCATGCAATATTCATGGTATGCTGCTGGTTTTATTGAATGGATGTTGCGTGGCGCAGATGGTAAATTCGTGTTCTTGCATAGGCTAAGGAATTCAAACGTAAACACAGAAGCATACATGCGTACAGCTAACTTGCCTGTGCGTTACGAAGTTGAAAACCGTAGTGCTGTAAGTAAATTGTCGGCAGCAGTTAATTCTACACAAAATACTCTGCCACTTACAGATGCATCTAGATTCCCGTCAAATGGTATTGTTTACATCGATAATGAAATGATCAGCTACAGCGGTAAAAGTGGTAATACTTTGACTAACTGTACTAGATCTGCTGCTATGAATGCATTTACTGCGGGTCAAAATAGAACAGTTACAGGTGGCGCAGCTTCTGCACACGAAGTTAACGCCGGTGTACAACTTGTAAGCTGTACCGCTACTCCTACGATCAGCCACTGGGGTTCTGCGTTACTCACTGACGGCATGTTTGACAATGATCGTGGATATATCTTCAGCTATGCTGCTACCGGTTTAAGTATTTCTTTGGCTAAACAGACAGCATTCATGATACGATTGGCACCTAGTGTTTCAAATGCTCTCGTCGGCGACCTTGGAGAAAGAGACTTGCTTAACAGGGCGCAGTTATTATTGAACGAAATCGCAGTCACCGCAGACACAGGTACCGGCGCGATCGTTATTGAAGGTATCCTTAATCCAAAAAATTACCCTACTAATCCAACTAATATTTCTTGGGGTGGTTTGTCAAATGCAGCAGCAGGAGGCCAGCCTTCATTCGCACAAATCGCATTAGGAGGATCTATAAATTGGGGAGGAGTCCCAGCAAGCACTTCCACAGCCACCGTCCAGGGTGCATTAACTACAACTATCACTGCGAGAGCGTTCTCAACAGTTACAAATACAATTTCAGCAGTGTCTAATCCTTCTGGTTTGAGTGGATATTCCAATGCTGTAAGTGCAAGCAGAACAGATTTTGTAATAACAAATTCTTCTTACGACACGCTGCTGTCAACTACTGCATTACGGGTAGGTGACGTGCTATCTATGTCAAGCGCGACCACACTAAGCAGTGTTAATGTCAGCGGTAGTACAGGTCAATTTACATGTAATAGTACTCTATTAGCAGTAGGAATGACCGTTACGCTTACTGGAGGAAAATCTACAGGTAGTGGTAGCATTTTTGGTTACAGTAGCCCAACAACTTACAGAATTTCGGCTACAAACGGTTCAACAACATTTACGCTCACTACATTAGCAGGCGGTACTATTTTTACACAGAACGGAAGTGCTGATGGAACATTCACCTTGAATAACTTTATAGGATCTGGTAGATCAATTACTTCGATCACTAGAAGTTATCTTGGTAGTAGCTTTACTAGAATAGTAATGAATCAAGTAGGCAATAACACTTCTGTAGCTGCATCCAATGTAAGTATAGTAGTAACTAACAGTATCAGCACAAGCTATGCTAATGCTATCAGTACAGCTAGAAACGATTTCTTGGTTACTAACACCGACTGGAATAATGCTTTTGCAGCAGTTGGCGACAGTTTATCGCTGGCAAGTTTTATTGTAGCCGGACAAACTATCACCGGGTTTACAACTAGTTACGCAACAGTATCAGGTGTTGCCTACACTAGGATAGTGATGAGTACTAATGGAAATAACGTTTCTTCGAGTGGTGCTAATCAAACCGTAACTATCCAAGCAGGTAGTACCGCAGCATCTTACTCTAACACAAACTATCTGTTTTTTACATCAGCATCGTGGAATGCATCCGGAGCAAGTGTGGGTACTCGAATAGCCACTAGTTATACCCAGTTCCCTGCGGGAACATCGGTCGCAGCGGTTACTTCTAGAAGACTAGGATCTACTACTATACAGCGTGTAACGTTCACACAATCTTCAAATACTGCTATTACCGCTGCAGGAACAGTGACTTTCCAATTTGGTGATCCGCAATATGCGCTACCGGGAGAGCAGGTTTTCTCATTCGTTGCTAATCCAGGAAACACTACAAGTTTGAGCTTAACTGAACTCAAAGAACTAACAACCACTGCCATTGGCGGTCGAGGTGCTTTCCCGAACGGACCAGACGTCTTGGCTATTAATGTTTATAAGGTTACAGGAACTGCAACTCCTGGATCGCTCATTCTTCGCTGGGGTGAGGCGCAGGCTTAACGATAAACTTAGAACGTTTCCACATATCGATCTTAGAGTCCATGGACTTTTTGATCGATATGATGTTAGCTCGAATATCTGTTATTTCGGTAGGAATACGACCACTAACCAAAAGTTGTTGATGATTTTTATCAATATGTCCGACCTGCTCTTTGAGACGTCCTAGTAAATTTAATAGCTCTGCTTTTAACGATTGGTCGGTAATAGCAGAAATTTCATTGACATATCTGTTGTAATCTTCTATATATTTTGGATTGGTTGTTAAGGATGGAATCATTTTTCTAGCACCATAATAGTTTCTAATTTCGCTCTTATCAGTTGATTATTTAATGTGGTTTTCAAACCACTGTGCAGATTTCTAGGAAGATAATCTAAGTCTGCCCAACATATAGTTTTATCGGTCGCGGCAAAAAACTCTGTTTCAACTAAACAGACATAGGTACCGTATTCAAACCCGCGATCTTCGCTGAGATACAGTTCTATAGGCAATAACTTACCTACAGAGTATTTAGAGAGTAAAGATTGTGCATCTTCTAGCAGTGAACTGGACCTAGCGAATGTAGGCACAGTCCATTTTTCATCTTCCAAAATTAGGAAAATCCTACTGCTATTTTTAGCTAAGAAAAGTAATCCGGCACGCTGTTGCATACCTTTACTTATTGCGGATCGAGGTCTAGTCTCCAATAACCTGAAGCGTATTCGCCTTCGAAGCTCTTATACCACTGTCCTTCGTTGCTCCAGCGATACTGTAGGCCAGTCTTGAGATTTTGGAATATCAACGTTATGGATTCAAAGTTTTCGCTGTCTGAAGGTATCACTGTGTTTTCACCGTCGGCGATATTGTTTTTTACCCTGTAGGCAACTCCGTCATAGATAATGATCTGGCCACTAGTATACTTTGTGGTGTTTGAAAACGGATACACACTCATGGACCAAACTGCTAATAGATCGATCCAAGCAGAGCCGTTCCACTCAATGATCGTATTAGCACGTATTACCGGATCCGAACCGTTGGTATTTTTCCAAGCATCTGGGCCGTCATAATTCCAGTTAGGATCGATATCCACAGGTCCGCCTACATTTTCGCTGTTGTTGACATCATCTAATACTAGGTATCTAGTACCTGCTGTGATAGGTTGATCAGTCAATTCTTTATTTGGTCTCTTAGGATTAAATTTATAAGGATCAACTATAGCATCAACTGTGGTTCTTCCCGACGGATATATCGAACTATACAACACAGTATTCGATGGTATGTCAGTGATACTGACCAACAAGTAAGTTGGATCTAATTCGTGTACTGTAAAAGTTCCACCTATTTCAGTACCGTCGACCTGTAGGAAGAAAATTTTACTGATTCCTGCTATGTATCCGCCGTAGTTATCTAGTACGACATTCCAATCTACACGTTCGCCGGCTTTAACAGGGATATCAAGCCCTAGTGCGGATAATACTTCTCCCGGCGAAACGATACTGACATCATAGTCTGATGGTTCGCTGTTGGCGCTCTTTAATAACAATACCCTCCAATTGCCCTGTACGAATCTCTGTTGAGAATTGCTGTTATCACCGTCATAGATTAGATCATCAAGACCGAGAACGTCGCCTGTGTCTGAAAACACATTCATAACAAGATTACGAACAACGCCCAACTTCTTGACCTTGGCAGGAGGACTGATATAGATAGGCATTTCAAATTCTAAAGAACAGATGTCTATGTCTGACTCAGCACCCACCGGAATGGTTCTAGAACTGAAATTAGTACTGACGAGATTCAGCACACTAAGACTAGTCCAGTCGATATAATTATCTGTGGTCTGTATTTCTAGGCTAGGATTAAACAACATCAGTATCTGTTCAACTATCTGCAACTTCTGATCTGTGTTAGACGTCCAGATATCAGCTTTCATTTTCAGCTTGAACGGAGTGGGCATCAACCGTTCGATGGTATAGCCGCCACCTTGTACATTTTGATATTGGATTTCACCGTCTACAGAATTCCATGCTCGTTCGCGTATATTCAGCTTACTGACAAAACTAGCGTCCGCTAGCCTGGTGTTATCCATTTCTAATCCGGAGATATAGCAAGCTATCCTAGGTACAGTGGGCATCTTGTTCTCGGAATTTTCCTTGATAATAGCAGCGACCTGCCTGGTAAGATCTCCGTAGAGTACAGGAATGTGTCTTAGGGTATCATCGCCGGTCTTGTATTTGAAACCTATGAACACACGCATGAATTGTGTGACATAGCGTCTTATCTGCCCATCGTAAAAGAAATCCATTATTCGTCTGCCTTAGGTCTAAGAGCTTTTGACAAGCTCTGTTTTTCTTTGATCTGTTTACCATTTATGGTATTGACCTTGTCATTGTTTATGAAAGATGTTTTTTGTGTTAACCTTACATCGCGATCAAGGAATACATCGTTGGGTGAACCTCCTGCGACTACATCTTCATTGCCCATGTTGCTCATAGTCATTCTTGTTACATCCTCTACTTTTACCCAACGTCTTCCGTTGTATCTAAATAATCTCTTTGGTAGATAGTCTGTTCTTAGATGATATTGACCGTCGGAGGGCAATAGCGGAAAACTTATACCAGCAGTGAAAGGTGCTCCGTTGGGAGGAATACCGTCTCCGTCGCCGATCATAGGTCCGTTGTATTCTGGACTTCTAAATATCGTAGACGATGTTGGTCCCACATATACAGGATTGCCATTTTCGTCAGACAAAGGAACGCCATTCTCGTCGGTAGCTCGGGTCTGTACACTAGCATCTAGTTGAGTAGAATCTACAGTGACTAGCTCAGCACGACCTCGCTCGTCTGTCTGTAACATATAGTGCTTGGTAGTATCATAACCACTTCTAGGAGCATCTGTTTCTGCTTGATCAAGAACCGCAGCAGTGATCTGCATTTCTTTTTCGTAGGTACTCATGATGTCTCTGAGAGTGGTTGTACCATCTTCTCCCGATTCATCAGCAAGTCCGTCGAGTATATCTTTGAATTCTTGACTATCTACCAGCGGTTTACATTTGGCACGATATAGATGTGGATACCATGTTACAGAAAAACCTTCTGCAGCACGAGTGACTTCTTCGATTACATAGAATCGTTTGAGAGCAAACTGTAGATCGTTGAGTGCATATTCATCTTTGAGATGCGGTAGCTCGATAACATCTCCTGAAATGATCTTTCGTCCAAGTTTTTCCACAGTATCGTTAATATGGAATGTGATAAAAATCGTATCGTTTTGTAGGAATAAACCAAACTGACTTAGATTAAAATCCGTATCTTGTATATTATACACACCACGAAGCACATAGACATCGGGATCATATTTTCGATCCCTGTTTTCTAGAAACAACAGATCTTGGATCTGTGTGACAGCAGTGTCTGTATAACTAGGAGTAGTTGGAGAGTTTTCTAGACTAGCTCCAGGTCCTAAATATTTGTGCAGTAGGCAATCAGTACCGCCCACTTGGAACATTTCCCAGGCAGTTTTATCGATGAACTTGTAGTCGTTGCCCTTTTCCGGGCGATAAAGCGAAAGTCTTGGCATAGTCATATATTTACCGCAGCAATAAATAGTAGTATGAGTACTAATGATCAAGCCAGACAATCAGTCTACGATTACTGCAAAACCATGCTGGGCGACGGCATGATTGATGTAGAATTGGATCCTATCCATTATCAAACAGCCCTAGATAGATCTTTGGGTGTTTTCCGCCAACGCAGCGATAATGCTGTAGAGGAAAGCTACTGCTTTTTGATGTTGGAACAGGACAAAAATGAATATATTCTGCCCAAGGAAATCCAGCAGGTTCGACAGATCTTCCGTAGAAGCATAGGTTCTAGAACAGGTAACGGTACAGGTGGTACGGTGTTCGAACCCTTTAACCTAGCCTATACAAATACCTACTTGCTATCATCAACTAACATGGGCGGTTTGCTAACCTACGAACTATTCAGTCAATATCAGGAACTTGTGGGCAAGATGTTTGGTAGCTTTATCAATTTTACCTGGCAATCACAGAGCCGAAAACTCATGATACAACAGCGTCCTAGAGGCGAAGAAGAAGTTTTGTTATGGGTTTACAACACTAGGCCTGATTTTGCTATCATAGAAGACACCTATGCAGGACAGTGGATCAAAGATTACACGCTGGCCAACTGCAAGATGATGCTAGGTCAAGCTCGAGAAAAATTCGCACAGATCGCAGGTCCGGGCGGTGGCTCTAGTCTAAACGGTGCTGCTATGAAATCTGAAGCTACTGCTGACATAGAACGTCTAACCAAAGAATTGGAAACCCTAGTGTCCGGCGGGTCTGGATATACATTCGTCATCGGTTGACATAGTTTTAATATCAATGTTATAATGTCTGTAATTGGAGGACATTATGATCATAGGAATATGCGGATTTATTGGCAGCGGCAAAGATACTGTCGCTGACTATCTAGTTAACTTTCACGAATTTAGACGCGAGTCATTTGCCAGCACTCTCAAAGATGCTGTAAGCGCGGTGTTTGGATGGGACCGAACGCTGTTAGAAGGGCGAACCAAGGAAGCCCGAGAGTGGCGAGAGCAAGTGGACCCGTGGTGGGCAGAGCGTCTTGACATGCCTACACTTACTCCTCGCTGGGTCTTACAATATTGGGGCACAGAAGTATGTCGTCGAGCGTTTCACGATGATATCTGGATCGCCAGCCTGGAAAACAAACTCCGTAACTCCAAAGACCATGTCGTGATTTCAGATTGTCGTTTTCCTAACGAAATCCAAAGTATTCGAAATGCTGGGGGTAAAATTATCTGGGTAACTAGGGGAGATCTGCCCGAATGGTATCAATATGCTCTAGCAGCTAATCAGTTAGGCAGTAATCTAGCACTCAACGAACTTAAAATGCGTAAAATCCATGCCAGCGAAACTGCTTGGGTAGGCACTGAGTTTGATCATGTCATAGAAAACGATTCTACTATAGATGCTCTCTATACACAGGTACGATCAATAGTCAGCGGTCAGGTCGCCCTGTCTCCAAGTGATACCTTCTTTGCCTAGGATCTGTGCGCAGTTACAGCATACGGTTTTGAGATTAGCAGGTCTACAGTTATTAAGATCTCCGTCAACATGGAAAACTCTAAAGATTTCCTTGTGCGGACTTCGATAACCGCATTTATCGCAGATGCTTTTTATCTTATAGCCGTGTCTTAGCCAACGAGGGATTCCGTGATAAAGGCCGTTGGCCAAACATATTTCGCAGAGCCTACGATAGTAGGCTTTGTCGTTTTTATAATAATTAATGGCCCGGGGTCGTTGTCCGCACTTACAAAGAGGTCTCATAGAAATATTTAAGCCTTTTCTGCCCCTTTTTCTTTTGGTATAACCGCCTGTTTTTGTAAACTACCGCTAAATAATATGAGCAACTATTACCAGGAGAATAAGGTATGGCACTAGTATCCCCAGGCGTACAAGTTACGGTAATCGACGAGAGTTTTTATACACCAGCTGAACCTGGTACTACTCCGCTTATCGTAATAGCTACAGCTGAAAACAAATCTAACGCAGCAGGCACTGGAACTGCTGTTGGAACAACCGCGGCAAATGCCGGCAAAGTATTTAAGGTCACAAGTCAAAGAGAACTTGTTGATACCTATGGAGTACCTTTCTTTGAAAAGACAGCAAGTTCTACTCCAATCCACGGATCAGAAAGAAACGAATATGGTCTATTAGCAGCCTACAGCTTCTTAGGTGTTAGCAATGCTGCATTTATTTTACGTGCAGACGTAAACCTAGACGAATTAGAAGCACAAGCAACTGTCCCGGGAGCAGAACCAATCGACGGAACTTGGTGGGTAGACACACAGGCAACGACCTGGGGTATCCAGGAATGGAACGGTGCTGCTGCTACAACCACAGGCGGCCAAAAATTTGCATTTAAAACTCCTATCGTCTTAACCGACACAGATGTTGCTAAAATTGAAAGTAACGCACCAAAAGGATCTGTAGGAGCTATCGGAGACTACGCAGTAGTACTCGAAACAGTCAAAGGCGAAGATAACTTATCTTCTTTTAGTGCTAGCAAAGAACTAGCCAGGGTTTGGTTCAAGAGTCCAGGCGGTTCATATGCCAGCGGTTCTTTAGTAGATCCAGGACAATGGGTATTAGTAGGTTCCCCAGAATGGAAAGCCAGTTGGCCCGTGCTTACTGGTACTGGAACAGCAACATTACCAGCAGGTAGCTTCACACTAAACGGAACATCTATCACTGTATCCGGCGGAACTTCGTATGCTACGCTCGCTGGCAACATCAACAGCTTATGTGTTAACCAAGGTATCAGTGCAAAAGTTTCTTCCGCAGGATACCTACAGATTTTTGCAGATGGTACAGATTCTGCAACATCAGATTCATCAGCGATAAGCAGAGGTATTGTAACAGTAGGTGGTACTACTGGAGCTGGAACAGTCCTTAACGCTCTAGGTATCAGCACAGGCGATTACTATCCACCTTCACTACAACAAACTCCGCACACACAAGTTCCTACATGGAAATCAAGTGGTGCTACACCTCGCCCAACAGGCTCTGTATGGGTTAAAACCACAGAACCTAATCTAGGGGCTCGTTGGAGAATCAAGCGTTGGAACTCTGCCACTAAGACCTGGCTCGAGATTTCAGCACCAATTTATTCAAGCACTCACTCTGCACTATATTATCTAGATCGTAGTGGTGGTGGCGTTAACCTAGGTTCAAATGCATTATTTGTTCAATCTAATGCCAACGAAGAAGTGGGACAAGAAGAAACTGCTTCATTTAGAGTTTGGAAGAGAAGAGCATCAGGTGCGACAGTGATCACTTCCGCAGCAGTTACATCAAGCACATTCGCAGCAGGTAACTATACATTTACACTTGCTGAATCACTAGCCGGAGAAGCCGATCTAAGTGCATATTCGACAATCGAAATGACCGCAGCAAACGGTAATGCCTTAGCAGGTAATACTGCTGACGCAGAAAAGATTGCCACTGCGATCAATGCTGCTGGTTTCGTACACATTGTCGCTGAAGTTACTTCGGACAATAAAGTACAGATCACACACAAAGCAGGTGGTGATATGAGATTTGTAGACGGTACAGGTACACCGTTGAATAACATTTTCACAGCCTATAGTACCGATACTGGTAGCGGAACTGCTAACTTCTACAGCTTAGAAGCATTAGTAAACAGCGCAGTTGGTTACAGCGCAGCAACCAAGACCAACGAGTATCTAGCTTCAAACTGGGCACCATTGGCCACCGATGAATTGAGATTTGCAGCAGGCGGCGATGCTCCGTTGGCTGAGCCAGAAGATGGACAACTATGGTATAATCCAAACTTTGGCGAAGTTGACATCATGGTACATAACGGAGAGATTTGGGTAGGCTACAAGCACAGCTCATCTCCATATACCAATACAGATGCTAACGGCCCTATCGTAGCAGCCAGCATGCCAACAAAACAAAGTGATGGTACTACTAACCTAGTAACAGGTGATCTATGGATCAGCACAGCTGACATGGAGAACTTCCCAACTATCTACAGATTCAATACAGATGCAGGTGCAACTGTAGCCGAAAGATGGCAGTTGGTTGATAAGACTGATCAGACCACAGAAGAAGGTATCTTATTTGCAGATGCACGTTTTGGTATCAGCGGCGCTTCCGGTAACACAGAAGGATCTATCAAAGAACTATTAAGCATCAACTATGTAGACCCAGACTGTCCAGATCCAGTACTATATCCAAAAGGCATGCTGCTATGGAATCTACGTAGAAGTGGTGGTAATGTCAAGCGTTATTCTAATAACTACATCGACACTGCATCTGATAACGTAAGATATCAAGCAGCTAATAGCGATCTAGGTAACCTACCAACAGCTGGTGACGGCATGAGCGGTTATGCTACTGATCGTTGGACCACAGCATCACCAAACAACGAAGACGGTTCTGGAAGTTTCGGACGCAAGGCTCAACGTGCTCTAGTCATACAGAAACTAAAGAGTGCGATCGATACCAGCGAAGAAGCACGTGACGAAGAACGTCGTAACTTCAACCTAATTGCTTGCCCTGGATATCCAGAAGCTCTAAGTAATCTAATTAACCTAAACATCGATCGCGGTGTAACAGCATTTGTGGTAGGTGACACACCATTACGTTTACCAAGCGGCTCAACAGCATTGTTGGCCTACGGTACCAATGCTAACGGTGCCCTAGACAATGGCGATGCAGGTATTGTTAGCTATGACGAATACTGTGCTGTTTACTATCCAAACGGATTTACCACAGATCTAGGCGGTTCGAATGCTGTAGTTCCAGCAAGCCACATGATGCTACGCACAATCGCTCTAAGCGACCAAGTTAGCTATCCATGGTTTGCACCAGCAGGTACACGTCGTGGTGGTATTACCAATGCAACAGCAGTTGGTTATATTGATGCAGCATCTGGAGAATTCCAGAGTGTTGCACTCAACGAAGGACAACGCGATACACTTTATGATCTAAAGATTAATCCTATTCCGTTCTTTGTGGGAGTTGGATTAGTAGCATACGGTCAAAAAACTCGTGCTAGAAATGCTTCTGCACTAGACAGAATCAACGTAGCACGTTTAGTAGTATATCTACGCAGTCAACTAAACAAACTAGCTCGTCCTTATATCTTTGAACCAAATGATAAGATTACCAGAGACGAAATCAAGGGTGCTGTAGAAAGCCTATTACTAGAGTTGGTAGGTCTAAGAGCTCTATACGACTTTGCTGTAGTATGTGACGAAAGTAACAATACTCCTAGCAGAATTGATCGTAACGAACTTTATGTAGACATTGCTATCGAGCCAACAAAAGCAGTTGAATTTATCTACATACCATTGCGTATCAAGAACACAGGAGAGATTTAAAAATGGCACTAACTTCATTAAATAGGATTTCAGTTCCGCCAAGCAACGGTACCAGCGGTACCGCACTGCTAATGCCTAAACTTAAATATCGCTTTAGAGTGATATTATTAGGTTTTGGAGTTGAGGCCAGCACTGAACTAACAAAACAGGTTGCAGATGTCAAAAGACCAGTAGTTACTTTTGAAGAAATGGCCATCGATATCTACAACTCAAAGGTCAAGCTCGCAGGTAAGCCTAGCTGGGAAGATGTTACAATTAACCTACGCGATGATGCCAACGGTCAGATCCAGAAACTAGTAGGTCAACAGATCCAGAAGCAATTCGACTTCATGGAACAGGCATCTGCTCGTTCAGGTATTGACTATAAGTTCCAAACTAACATCGAAGTCTTAGACGGCGGCAACGGTGCTCTAGAGCCAGCTGTGTTAGAAAAATGGGAATTGTACGGTTGTTTCTTATCCAGCGCAGACTACGGTGATGCAAACTATGCGACCAACGAGCCAATGACCGTTGCTCTAACTATCAAGTATGACAATGCTGTTCAGTTCGCAGGTGCTAGTGGTTCTGGTATTGAGCGTGGTATTGGAGCTCTGGTAGGAAGAACTATCGGTGAAACAGTAACTGGCCGTAGCGTCTAAACTGTAAACGATCCAAAAGAACCCAGATAAATTCTGGGTTTTTTTGTGGCATAAATATTAATATGGCAAATGCATTTACCAGATTTTTAAACGGCGGAACCAACGGCGGCAGTGGCGTTAGCGGATTCTTAGGCGGTGTTGTTCAAGGACTGACTAATCCCAAAGGCGTGGTAGCTGATTGGCGACATGCTTCTCGACTTTTTATTCCTAATTACTATAGACTTGCACCTAGAACCAAATACATGTTCTATGTGCGATTCGAAATAGAAAAATCTGTTCTGGACTCCACTACTTTCGGTAACAAACACGCAGACGAAATTGGCTATCTTATCAAGAGCACAGATCTGCCAAAATACAAATTTGAAACCGTAACCAAAAACCAATACAATCGCAAACATGTAATTTATAAGAATTTTGCCTATGAACCCTTAAGCATGGTATTCCGAGATGACAGCCAAGGAATCATGAATGCCATGTGGGCTATCTATATGGGAACCTATGTACAGGATCGACATAATCCCAATACAGCGTTCAGTAAAACTAATCTACGTTCAGAAGGCGATCCTAGAACGGCCTTTAGATATGGCCTAGATAAACAAGGCAAGTCCGACGATTTTTTCAAGTCGATCAGCATCTATACGATGAGCCGTAGGAGATTCCTGGGCTATACATTAGTCAATCCAAAAATTACCAGCTGGCAACATGGCGGTGTAGATTATACAGCGGGCGAATTCAACGAGATGACCATGAACGTAGAATACGAATCAGTGGTTTATTCATCGGGCGAAGTTGGTGTCGATAGTCCTAAAGGATTCGCTACCTTATACTATGATCGTGTGCCAAGTCCTTTAACAGTAGCAGGCGGCGGCGTTAGCAATCTTTTTGGTCAAGGCGGAGTACTTGATGGTATCGAAAGTATCTTCGGTGATGTCGCCGGCGGCTCAGCATTTGGTAGTCCAGGTGGCTTCTTAAGCACCGCTATCAAAGCCGTTAACACAGCTAAAAATATCGGTAACCTCAGTAGCGCCAGCATCAAGGGAGAAGTGGTCAATATTCTCAGCAACCCTACCACTGTCACAGGCATAGTGAACACAGTGGGCGGAGTAGTTGGCGCAGCCTTTCCGAAAAATTCTGGTACGAATACAACCACACCCGCCGTACAAAAAAATCTAACAGGAAACTAACATGGCGAATAATCTACCTGCAGTCGCGGTACAGGACAGCGGATCTGCTACCAAATTATTTTTCGATACCTACGGAAAATCTCCTTTAGAATTCGCTGCCAACGAAGTAACCGCAGCCATAGGATTCTTTGAGGCTAGAGGATTTGATCAAGATGCTGCCAGCTCAGTGGCTTCTGTGCTACTCAAGCAAGCCAAACTAGACGGTGTTCCTGTATTCAAAATATTAGACACATTAAAAGGTTTCGATAGTGTGCAGATCAGTGCCTTGGTAGGAGAAATTCTCAACAACAATCGTGGCGTTGGTAGTACTCTGGGATTTCGAGTATCTAACGTCGACAAGCAAAATCAAACAAGGAACATAGCTGCCTAATGCCTAGATTTGCCCAGGGAAGATTTGAAATGAAGAACCCTGACAAATACGTAGGGAAGAAAACACCATTGGCTCGTAGTTCTTGGGAATTCGTATTCATGCGTATGTTAGATGAGCATCCTGGGGTACAGAATTGGGCCAGCGAAAGCATACAGATACCCTATAGAGATCCACTTACAGGCAAGTATACCATATACGTTCCTGATTTTTTTATCGTCTACAAAGACAAGAACGGCAGTAAACATGCAGAAGTAGTAGAAGTAAAACCTCAAAGCCAGACCCTAAGAGAGCACGTGGGCAAGAGCGCATACAATCAAGAACAATATATTAAAAATCTCGCCAAGTGGGAAGCTGCTACTGCATGGTGTAAGCAGCAGAATATACGCTTTAGAGTGATCAACGAAGGCGATATTTTCCATCAAGGCTCAAAACGCAGATAAGTACAGTATGACTAAAAAGCTAGAAGAATTATTTAATTTAGAAGATTCTAAACCCGATGCTGTTCAGGTAGAAGAAGTTAAGATCAAAGAGCACGAAGAAGTAAAAAGCCTTGATCAAAGCTATGCGGCTGTAGCTAAGATCACCCAAGATCTGCCTGCGATAAAAGAGCTAGATACGCTAGACGAACAAGAGCTAGATGCACTTTCTAAGAAAGCAGAAGATGCCTACGACGATCTAATGGATCTTGGCATGAATGTTGAAGTTCGTTATGCAGGTAGGATATTTGAAGTAGCGGGTACAATGATGAAAAACGCCATTGATGCCAAAGCTGCCAAAATTGATAGAAAACTCAAGGCTGTGGATCTACAGCTGAAAAAATACAAGATAGACAAAGACAACAACGAAGACTCAAACGATAATATCATAAACGGGCAAGGTTATGTGATCAGCGATCGTAACGAGCTGCTTAAAAAATTAAGCAAAAAGGAATAAATACTACTATGAAAACTTTTAAACAATACCTTGCTGAAAGCCAGAAAACCTACAGCTTTAAAATCAAAGTTGCGGGCGAATTACCTGAATCTTTCACTGACAGCCTAAAGTCTAGCCTAGAACGTTGCAAAGTATCAAAACTAAGCAAAATTAATTCTACACCTATACAGGCTCAACCCATGGATTTTCCTAGTCTTAAAAACTGTGAAGTACACATGTTTGAAGTAGTCTGCGAATATCCGATCACTGTGCCCGAATTAGCCAACGACATGAAATCAGTTGGTATTGACGAAAGCTGTTTTAAGATCCGCGGCAGCAACGAGCCCGATCTAGAAGAAGATACTGTACAAGATGCTAATGTCAAGCACAAAGATTATTTCGGTGATGATTTTAACAAGGGATTTTTAAAAGATTTAGACAAGGCCGCCAAGCAAAGAAAGAAAGACGGTGTGCAGACAGAATACAAGCTGCCTAAGGCCAAAACAGATAAAGCAGGTGCTAAAAGCGCCTTAGGGAGTTAATTAAATGGATTTTCAACAATTATTAGCAAAGATGCAGCAGCTGGATCAACCAGTAGGAGAAGAATGCGGCATGCCTCCTCCAAGCATGAGTCCGATGGCAGCGCAACCTCCTATGGATCAACCTCCTCCTGCACATCCTAGCCTAAGCATTAATCTAAATGCTCAAGGTATGGATCATATCGAACAGATAATGAAACTAGTGGCCAAGGTCAACCCTGATATGAATAAGCCTGATCTACCGCCTTTGCCTACTATGGGTGCAGAGCCTAGCATTATGAGCATCAAACCTAGCATGCCACCATTGAAGATGTTACCGGATCTAAGCGATGAGCCACATGACGAGCCGGATGGCGATGAAGGTCCAGAAATCAAAGGCCTAGATCGTGACGGCGATGGCGATCATGACATGGGAGACCATGACATGGAAAAGAAAAAAGACAAAGACGAAGCATTTGGAAACACACCCGCTGACGGTGCTGAGCCAGAACTCAAAGGTTTAGATGCAGCTATTCCAGACGGTAACGATCTAAATAAACCTAAGAAGAGTTACAGTGATAAGCCTTATAGAGGTGACAATCCAATGGCTACAGAATCTACTAGTCTTCGAGCACAGATTCGTGCAGATCTAATGAGAAGATTAACCGAAGCTAAAGGAGCGAAATAATGGGAGCTTTTACCAGAGTAAATGGTCTACGCAACACTGTCGGTACCTTGTACATGGACAACTGCAATATGTTTGTTATCCAAGTGCAGAACGCAGCTAACTCTAACAGAGATCTACGTGCAGAAGATGATGCAGTAGACGAAGCAGTAGAATACATTGTCAAAGAATTAAATCCATTGGCATTTTTTGTAGTCGATGCTGGAACTGGTCTTATCTATGTGGTAATGGATAAAAATATTAGTAGTGCCAGCGAATTACAGACAAGAATCCGTAACATGGGCACAGCAGTGGGTGTGAACAGTATCGATGTTACAGGTACAGACGTAACTCTAGCTACATCGTTAACATTGTCATAATCGAGTAAAATACCAAATAGGGCCGTAAGGCCCTATTTTTTTCATTAAATATAGTTATGGCAAAATCATTAGATGGCGTCCTGATCAAAAAGGCGCATAAAAAAGATCGATACACACTTGAAGAAATCGAGCATTTGGAAAAATGTTTGGACCCTGTTGACGGTCCTCTTTATTTCTGTAAGAACTTTTTAAAAATACAACACCCTACACGTGGCGCTATTAAATTTGAACCCTACGAATATCAAGAAAGATTATTACAGGCCTATCACGACAATAAACAGACCATTGCCATGTTACCTCGCCAGATGGGCAAAACTACCTGTGCCACAGGCTATCTATTGTGGTATACCATGTTTGTTCCAGAAGCACAGGTATTGATCGCTGCTCACAAATACGAAGGTGCACAGGATATCATGAACCGTTATCGTTATGGTTATGAAAATTTACCAGACTTTATTCGTGCAGGTGTACACAGCTATAACAGAAATACCATTGAATACGATAATGGGTCTCGTATACAGGCTACTACAACCACAGAAAACACCGGTCGTGGTAAATCTCTTTCTTTAATCTACTGCGACGAGTTTGCGTTTGTGCAACCCCCAGAGAAAGCCAAAGAGTTCTGGACTGCCCTATCGCCTACACTGTCCACAGGTGGTAAGTGTATTATCACATCCACACCAAACTCGGACGAAGATCAATTCGCTATGATCTGGACTGAGGCTAACAACAAGTTTGACGAGTACGGTAACGAACAATCTCTTGGTGTTAATGGGTTCTTCCCCTATTTCGCACACTGGAATGAACATCCGGACCGAGATGAAAATTGGGCCAAGGTCGAACGTGCTAAGATCGGTGACGAAAGATTCCGTAGAGAATTTGACTGTGAATTCTTGATCTTTGATGAAACCCTAATCAATGCAGTAAAACTTGCCGACATGAAGGGCATTGACCCGATCATGACCATGGGTCAAACACGTTGGTATAAAGACATCGATCCGAGAGCTACATATCTAGTAGCTCTAGATCCTAGTCTAGGCACAGGCGGAGATTACGCAGCGATTCAAGTATTTGAAATGCCCACTATGGAACAGGTCGCAGAGTGGAGGCACAATCTAACTCCAGTACAGACACAAACCAAACATCTCAGAGACATCTGTAATTACATTAAAACCACAGGCGAAGAAAAAGGTGGTCACCCGCAGATCTATTATTCTGTGGAAAACAATACAGTAGGTGAAAGTGCATTGATCTGCATACAGAACCTAGGAGAAGAAAATATTCCTGGTCTTTTCTTATCAGAGCCTATACGTAAAGGGCATGTGCGTAGATTCCGCAAAGGATTTAACACCACACACAAGTCTAAGATTTTAGCCTGTAGTCAACTCAAACACTTACTTGAAACTAAAAAAATGTCCATTTACAGTAAACCTCTAGTATCTGAGCTCAAGACCTTTGTGGCTACAGGTGTGGGTTTTAATGCTAAAAAGGGCGAACACGACGATCTAGTTGCCGCAGTCCTGCTGATCATGCGCATGGCCAACATTCTCAGCGACTGGGATCCTAAGATCTATGAAAAAATGACGGATAAACTCACGGAAGATCAGCTGCCCATGCCCATATTCGTCAGCAGCGGTTTTTGAATAAATACAACTATGGACGCAACAAACAACATTGCCACAGATTTATTTTATAAAGTTAGAAGCAGATTTCAGGGCCTAAAACTAGGCGACGCGATGGGTCAAATCACCATCAATCCTGAAGAGGCTCGCTTCTTTGACTTTGACTATATGGAAGGCGAGACCCCTATAGGGCACGTCAGCATCAGTCTTGCAGAACCAAATTCTATGAAAGTTTACTTCAGTACAGGCATTACTGAAAGCATGGATGGAAATCAAAAGACAAATTGGTACGGATTTTTAAAAGAGCTACGTCAGTTTGCCAAGAGAAGATTGATGAGTTTCGACACGAGAGACATCGCAAAAGATAATTTAGACAAGAGAGACTACGCTTTTTTGAGCCAACATAATCAACCTCAGAAACCGCAGGCTAATACTCTAGTAAAACCAGTTGGAGAAAATAAAATGAACGTCAGCGAAAGCACGATGTATGGTAGCAGCACTATGAGCTATCAAAAATTGATGGACACAAGATTGATTATCAAACACAGCAAGGCTCTCACAGACGACAGCCAACCTGGTGCCAGAACTAGAAATATTTCTGCGCTGTTCGTGGAAAATCAAGACGGTGAAAGATTTAAGTATCCTTTCATTCATCTAGCAGGTGCTCGTGCCATGCAGCGACATGTGGCCAACGGCGGTGTTCCTTATGACGAAATTGGCAAGAGCATCATCCGTATGAGCGAAGAGATCGCTGCACTAAAGAGCTTCGGTAATTATGTAGTTCGTAATGATTTGATGAACACAGAAAACAATAACATAGTCGAAAGAAGTTCACACTATCTAGACAGCCTAAGAGAACAAATCAAGGCATTGGCTAAACAAGGTCACTATGAAGCATACAAAGAAAATTTCCAGGCAGAAGAACAAACAGAAGTTCCTGATGAAATAGTAAATCAGTATACAGAACAATTTACAGTAAAGAATTTTAAAGAAGATATCAAATCAGTTTTTCCAGTTCTATTCCGTTTAATGCAGGAAGACAATACCATAGGCTATGACGACATAGTCGCGATGACCACTAACGAAGATGTCAACGATGAGATTGAAATAGACGAATCTGACGATCCTTTTGAAAAATTTGAATCTTGGATCATGCGTCTAGGAGAAGAATCGGCTATCGCCAGCGATGACAGCGAAGAGCAAGCACAGGCAGTTAAAAAATTACAAGAATTAGTCGGACAACATTTTCCTGCTGGTGTAGACGGTACCAACGCTATCGAAAGTCTCAAAGGCATCATTGACGATCCTGCATTGTTCAAACAGATCAAAGAGCAAAGCAAGGAAGATCCTGATAGCTGTGTAAGAGGTCTTGTCAAAGACTGGTTAGAAAATAATGCTCCGGAAGTTGTAGATCAATTAGACTTTGGTGACTTTGTCGAAGAGCCAGCAGATGATGCTGCACAGACAGACGATGCAGCCGTGGCTGATACCGGTGAAGAGCCTGTAGAAGCCAGCGATCCAAAGCATCCAGAATATGACAAGGCAGATGACTACGATCTACCACCTAGCGCCAGAGGTAAAGGCACAGACAAATATCGTTTACCTGATACAAAAAAACATGACGATAGATATAAAAGAGATTTTCAAAAACGTGCAGGAACTTATAAGGGTGAAGGCAGCGAACAATTAGATGTTCAAGAATTAGCCGAATTTATCACATCGTTTTACGATAGAGATTCGAACAGTTTTCCCAAAGGTCCAGAAGGCGTTTGCACAATGGTAGGCAAAAAGTTTGGTGAACAGGCAGAACACGTTGCAAGAAAATTTGTAGAGCGTATGGCACCACAACAGACCACAGAACAAAATCCAGAATTGGCAGAATTGGCTCGTATCAAAGAATTGGCTAAGATCTAAAAAATTTATATTCAAAAGAAAAAGGCACTTTGGTGCCTTTTCTTATATGCATCTAGCCAAATATATCAACTATCCGTGGGGCTAAGGCGTTATATACTTACGCAGAGCAATTTTTCGCTCTCGTTAACTCAAAAGGAGATTTCATATGAAATCAGTACTAGCTCTAGTAGCAACATTGTTCGCAGTATCCGCCTTTGCACAAGCACCTGCAAAGAAAGAAGAAAAGAAAGTAGAAGCCAAGCCTGCAGCCGCAGCCGCAGCCGCAGCACCAGCATCAGCAGCTAAACCCGCTGAAAAGAAAGCTGAGCCTGCAAAAAGCGAAGTCAAAAAAACCGAGCCTACTAAGAAGTAATCCACATCGAGTTATTGTTCTAAGTCTCGACGACTGTGATATCGAACTGGTATTTGACGATGCCGTGCATCGAGGTTATAGTAGACCAGAATTAGAACAATTCGATGAGGAAGACGATCTCCCCGAGTATGTACGATGGAGATTATTCTTAGCTAGACAATTAGCTTTGATAAGATACAGAGAAATCCACGGTTAATCCGTGGATTTTTTTTGGAGAAATATCTGATCATATTTGAAAAGAAAATATTTGCATTTGCTAAATAAAAAGCGCATAATAAGTGTTATGCGATAGGCATACAAAGTCATTTACATAAAGGCATAAGGAGGCTATAAAATGGCAACATTAGCAGAAATTCGTGCGAAACTTCAAGAAGCACAATCAAAGTCCACAGGACAATCCACCGGCGGTGGAGACAACGCAATTTACCCACATTGGAACATGCAGGAAGGCAAAGAAGCCGTGGTACGGTTCTTGCCTGATGGCAACACCAACAACACATTCTTCTGGGTAGAACGAGCAATGATCAAATTGCCGTTCGCAGGTATCAAAGGCGAAACAGATAGCCGTCAGGTACAGGTACAGGTGCCCTGCGTTGAAATGTACAACGATGGTTCGGTCTGTCCAATCCTTTCAGAAGTACGTGGTTGGTTCAAGGACAAGAGCCTTGAAGAAATGGGTCGTAAGTATTGGAAGAAACGTTCATACATCTTCCAAGGTTTCGTTGTTGAAGATCCTCTCAAAGAAGATACGACACCAGATAATCCTATCCGTAGATTTATCATCGGTCCTCAGATCTATCAAATCATCCGTTCAGCACTAATGGATCCAGAGTTGGAAGAGTTGCCAACCGACTACCTCCGTGGTGTTGACTTCCGTATCGCTAAGACATCAAAAGGTGGCTTTGCTGACTATTCTACTTCTAAGTGGAGTCGTCGTGAACGTGCTCTAACTGATCAAGAAAAGGCAGCTATCGAAGCTCATGGTCTTTTTGATCTGTCAGCTTTCTTGCCCAAGAAGCCAACTGATGTTGAACTCAAGGTCATGAAAGAAATGTTTGAAGCTTCTGTTGACGGCGAAGCCTATGACATGGAACGTTGGGGTCAATACTTCAAGCCAGCAGGCATGAGTGCTGCCACAGGTGATCCTGTTGCCAAGACAACAGCTCGTCCTGCTCCAGTAGATGAAGACAGTGATGACGAACCGGCACCAGTGGCCACTGCTCCTAAGGCAGCGCCGTCGGCCGCTCCAGCAGCAGCCGGAGAAAGTGCTAGTCGTGCGCAAGACATTCTTGCCATGATTCGCAATCGTCAAAAGCAATAATTAACACGGCCCGGACCTCTGAGACGTAGTTCTCATCGTCCGGGTTCTTCACTTCAGGAGAATAATAATGGCAAGATCTATAAAAATTAACGAAAACTTTTCATTGAGCTACAATAGCCGCGAAGATCAAAGCGGTGACACTGTCGCAGACATTGATATCAGATTTGACAATCCTAAAGATGATTCTGTAATCATTAATAGATTGAATACATGGCTCAAGGCAATCGGTCGTGATGACATCGTAGTTTCACCAAAGGCAGGAAAGTAATATGGCCAAGGCATTCGATGTAAGTAAATTTAGAAAAAGCCTTACTAAGAACATTGAAGGTCTTAGTATTGGTTTCAACGATCCTACAGATTGGGTCAGCACAGGCAACTATGCCTTGAATTATCTTATCAGCGGAGACTTCCATAAGGGCGTTCCTCTGGGCAAGGTCACTGTGTTTGCAGGTGAATCTGGTGCAGGTAAGTCATATATCTGTTCCGGTAATCTAGTACGTCATGCACAAGAGCAAGGTATTTTTGTTGTGTTAGTTGACAGCGAGAATGCTCTCGACGAAGCATGGCTACATGCTCTAGGTGTAGACACTTCGGAAGAAAAACTTCTCAAGCTCAACATGGCCATGATCGACGATGTGGCCAAGACCATCAATGAATTCATGGGCGAGTATAAGGCCATGCCGGAAGAAGATCGTCCTAAGGTATTGTTTATCATTGACAGCCTAGGCATGCTGCTGACTCCAACAGATGTTAATCAATTCGAAGCAGGCGATCTAAAAGGTGACATGGGTCGTAAGCCCAAGGCATTGACAGCACTAGTTCGTAACTGTGTAAACATGTTCGGTTCAGCCAATGTTGGATTGGTAGCAACTAATCATACATACGCAAGTCAAGACATGTTTGATCCCGATGATAAAATTTCAGGCGGCCAGGGTTTTATCTATGCATCAAGTATCGTTGTTGCTATGAAGAAACTCAAGCTCAAAGAGGACGAGGATGGTAATAAGATTTCGGAAGTCAAAGGTATCCGTGCTGCCTGTAAGATCATGAAGACACGCTATGCCAAGCCTTTTGAATCAGTACAGGTCAAGATTCCATACGAAACAGGTATGAATCCTTATAGCGGTTTGGTCGATCTAGCAGAAGCAAAAAATCTTCTAAAGAAAGACGGCAATAGGTTAGCCTACGTTACCAGTGATGGCGAAATCGTAAAACTATATCGTAAAGAGTGGGAACGTAATGAAGGTGGGTGTTTAGATGTTGTCATGGTAGATTTTTCAAAAGTCGATGAAAAACCTTCAACTGAGATAACTAATACTGTTACACCAACCTTGGAGACCTCTGAATGAAAGAAGATTTAATTGCAGATCTTTGGAGTGTAGTGATTGAACACATTCCAGAAAAATATCGTAAAGATGTTGCTGCTGATTATGTAAACACACTTTTAGACCACGGCATAAAAACTTCTATACTAGAAGGATTGCAGGGAATCGATCCATACCTAGATGACGCACTCGACTATGTGATGGACGGAGACGACGCTGCCGAGGACGACGAAGATTATTACGAAGACGAGGATTGATATCCTGTGAGATGCATAATCATAAGC